TCAAAATAATACTATTTCGTTAGCAGTGAAATATCCATCAAATCCTTTAGACTTTAATTCTACAACCAGTATATTTTGGTATTCGAAATCTGAAAGGGCTTGAAATTCATTAGCTATTAGTGAACGAACAATTTCTTCTTCACGAGAAGAAAGGCTTTCAATTTGCGCTGTCCAAAGTTTCTTATCCTTCTTTGTCTTAGCTTCAAGCAAAAAGCGAGAATAATCCTTTAGCTGTCTACCTATTGCGTCATTTATGTAAGTTTTGTAAACCTCTGTAGTATGGTATAGCTTTGCCATATCGAAAAGGTTAGCATCTTCTATTTCAACGGTTTCAAGTTCACATTCATATAACACATCCCCTTCTTCATTACAGATATACTTATAAGATTCAGCATATTGTAAGTTTGATGCGTAGTAATTCAACTTGTTAGGGTTTTTCTCCATCCCTGTAGTGTTAAACTTCCTATCTTCTCTCTTTGAGCTGTTATATCTAAATGCTTTCATAATCTTCTGTTTTTCTGTGCACAAAGATAAGGATAATTAAGTAAATCACAATATTCAAGACTAATTATTTTGTGATTTACTTCATTTTTAACATTTACACAAGAAAAAGCCCCGACCGTCACCAGCCGAGGCCCAAATTCATCAATGATGAATTACTTCTACTTCTTTATAACATGCTACCACTGAAAAAGGTTGTAGCTAACGCCTATTCCGGCGTATATTCCAGATGGATATCCATAACCGACTTGCAAGCCCAACCCCCAACGCTTCTTCTTAGGTGTGATGGTATGGTAAATGTCATTCGTCACCGTTCGATACACAGTTCGTGGAAATACCATCAAACTATCCAACCTCGGCCGGTATCCGCTCACCCATGCCCGGTAAAGACTATCCTCGTAATACGCCTGTTCACGATAAACAACAGTGTCGCCAATACGAATAGTGTCTGTTAGCTGGAAAACTAACAGATGCGCCATAGGTGGAGAAATAAGTAGCGTATCAACCTTTACAACGGTCTTTACCTTCGTCTCGGTACGTATTTCTGCCGGGAGAGGCTCATGCGGACGGAACCAAGCAACCACACAAGCCACAGCCAGCAATATGACTAATATCCAAGGCAGCTTTTTCATAGAGCAAGCACTTGTTTACGGTTTGCCCTTTCACGGTAGCTCACGTGTACCCAAGCAAAGTTCTTCTCGTCAATGAGCTGGTCAAAAGGAAGCCCCAGCGATTGAATCAGATAAAACAGCCTTTTGTTTTCCTTCGGGCTTCCTCCGGTTATATCTGCCGCCCGTCCAGTCATGTGGTCGCTCGTAGCTGAACCTTTCACGGCTTTATTGAGTGCCGGGCAACGGAAACCACTGTTCACAGTGATTGGCTTACTGTATGCCTCCCGTAATGGGTCCAGTACGTTATCTACTAATGCAGTCATATTGACTACATGTTCCTTCTTACACCGGTTATCAATACCTAACCGGTCGGCTGTATCTGACTTGCAGAGTTCAGCAATTGTAAAGTAGTTCATTTTTCTTCCTCCTTATCAATTTCGTTTTCAATTCTTTCAATAACCCCCTGGACATGTGAGGGCATCGCACGTTTGAATTCAAATCTAATCAAGTGATAGATTATCCGGAATGCTTTATTCTTTGGGTATGCCATAATCAGGTTCTTGAATGCATTCTGTAAATACACGTATGAGAAGACGTACGTAATAGTCTTTATCACAATGAAAGCACTCTCCCCATCCCCTATCGAGTTCATAAAGATAAATACCACTTCAATAATAACCAAGTACAAAAGCAGCTCTGCCAATGCATTTTTAAACTTCCCCCAAGAGAAATTTTTGCACCGAACAATACTCACGCCATCGGCACGCATACCGCACCAGATATTAAAGGCAAACATCACTGCCAAAGCTATAAGGAAGCCTTTGGTGGGTGTCAGATACGCTAACATCGAACTAAATAACGACACGCATATCACCCGAATTTGGTCTAATGTCAATAATCTATCCATTCTCAAATATTATCTAATTATTAATATTATCTTTGCAACATGACCGTTAAGGTCACATAGTAGTTTTGTTCATCCCGCCCAGCTTGAGAAAGTAGGACGGGAATTTTTATATCAGGACAATCAACACCCCTGCATACGCACATACGAATGCCGCCATCTCCACCCAGAACAACCACTTGCGGTATTTGAGCATGACAATCCCGGCAACTGGAAAAGTAGTAGCAGGCAGCCACCACATTTCTGACAGACAGAGCCAGAGGATAGCCGCAATGCCGCTGATGGCGGTTCCGGTATAGTGCACCCTGCCTTGGAACTCCTCCTTAAACAACGGTGCAGAACCTACGAACATGAGTCCTCCACATGAGAGGAATGCGAGGAACTGCAAGTTCCCGGAAGAGCACTCCAGCCACACCGGCATCAAGAGCATGGCAGGAATAATCATAGCCATTTGGAACAACCATGCCGGACGGTTCCGCTTTTTCAACTGATAATAAGTATCAGAGAGTGACCAAGGCACTCCACACACTCTCACCGCATACACTATGTACATAGTGAGGAATATCAACGATATAAGGTATAAGTAAATCATATCATTATTGATTAAGGTTAAACACTAATTTATCAGGATAGCCGGAAGTATAGTCGTAGGCTTCTACCTCTTCTTTCGTGGCAAGTGCTTTGACAGCAGCTATGTGCTCCTGCGTAGCATTGTAGGAATCCAGAGCATAGAGTTCCAAAGCAGCAAGCATCTGCAAGGCAAGAGGAATAGGTATCACGTACTTCATCGCATCATGCCATAACACAGTCGTTTCTTTCCCTGCTGTCTGCTCGATAGTGATTGAATTTACAAGACCGACACGCGTATCTTTATCAAGCCACATCCGCTTTCCGCCCAACAAGAACTGATTAACAGCATCCGATTGGTCATACTCGGTTATCTGAGAGATTTTCAGGCTTTTCACTTCTTCGATTGTAGGTTCATAGGGAGACCTTAGCACACAATCAAACACTTCTTTTATAGAAGCTGACGAATTAGCATTATAGAACGCTTCTTGTTCCTCGTTTAGTTTAACCCACTTACCATCAAGGTAATCTTCATAGGTTGTACCTACTTCATAGTTATCATCAAGCTCAAAATCGAGGTTAATAACTTTACTTACTGAATCGATATTTACATATAACATAATCTCTGTTTTTAAATTACTTACTTATTGCAATCATATAAGAACTATTAATCCCAGATAGTGCCAATGAAAAAGTGTTCCCATAATCAGCAGACCTATATAATGCAGAACCATTTATACAATAAATATATTTACCATTGGAGGACATTACAAACTGGGTTGCATCATCCATACCAACCAGTCTGGTAAAACTCCTACCAAAATCGCGGGATATCCAATTTCCTTGACTACTACCATATATCAGTATAATATACTTTCCTGTATGGGACACACATATCTGAGTGGGTATATAGTAGTTATTAATCTCAGCTACAGAAATCCGGTCTACTGTATCCCAATCATCACAATGTACCCTAAAGATGCCATTATAATCAAGAGAAGCACTTTTAAAAGAATAGAAGATATACTTACCATCACCACTCATCACCATATCATTTAATTTATTACTAGTTGAATATGGGTACTCTATTTGTTTTGACAGTTTCAAAGTCAAACTATAATCATTAGAACCATGCATAAATGAATCCCCGGCAATTACTATATATCTGCCATTCCTTGATACAGCTAATTTATGCATTTTATAATCAACATTTAACCAGTTTCCCTCAATGATAGTGTTCGTTTGAATATCAATTTTACGTAAATATTGATATTCACCTAATACAAACAGGGTGTTTCCGTCTTTAGTAATATCCATCCCTGTTATATCTTCAAATAAAGTATTGGGTTTAATGAGATTAGTGGTAACCAAACCATCTCTCGAAACATATATATTATTTATACTACCGCGAGTAGCTACAAATACATCACCTGTATCCTCTAATATAGCAACTGATGCAGACAGATAGATAAAATTACATTTCTTCTCAGTAAAGCTCAGACCATAATCTGTAGAAAAGAATTGTTTACCCATATATATGGCTGCTACATATTTCCCACTTTTAACGCCTGAATCCGCTCTTCTTTGTATAATACTCATAATCGTTATTCTTTCATTTTTACGGATATAGAGTACGCACCTGCTGCATAGCACCAAATGCTAATCTCAAAAACATCTCCCGAAGCAACACTTAGCGATGAGCCTGACATCGAAGTGTACGCACCACTATTAGGTATAGGCTGAATAAAAGTTGCCATTGCTTTACATCTAATATATAAGTCTTGCCCTACTGACATACCACTTGCGACAGACAGATTTGTAGCAGAAGCAAGGGTAGCAACGATACTTCTCTTTGATACAGGCAAAGAAGCAAGGGTTGTAACCGTATTGACACCCGTGACGGTCGGGTCTCCAACACCCTGAGGACCTTGTGCACCCGTAGCACCCTTCGCACCAGCAGGACCGGTAGCCCCCTGTGGTCCGGTTGCACCCTTCAGATTCTTGAAAGCAAAAGCAAAGGTTCTTGCAGATGCCGTTCCACCTGCAGTGACCGTTACAGAGGGAGTACCGATATTCGCATCAACTGTAGCAGTCGCTCCCGTAATAGTGGCATTGACCCCAGCAGGTCCAGTTGCACCTTGTGGACCAGTCGCACCGGTAGCTCCTTTAGCTCCGGCAGGACCTGTCGCGCCTTGAGGACCGGTTGCACCAGTGGCACCTTTCAAGTTTTTGAAGGCAAAGGCAAAGGTTCTTGCAGAAGCAGTACCACCAAGAGAAACTGTTACTGCAGGAGTACCGACATTGGCATCCACTGTAGCGGATGCACCGGTAATAGTTGCGTTTGTTCCAGCAGGACCAGTGGCACCGATTGCGCCTTTTGCACCAGTATCACCCTTGTCTCCTTTATCGCCCTTTGGACCTTGTATTCCCTGTGCACCAGTGGCACCGGTTGCCCCAGTAGCTCCTGTTGCACCTCTTGAAGGTTTACCTGTATCGGTAGTCCCAAGATACCAATTACCATTCGAACCAATCGTAGGTGTCGTTCCGGCAGGACCTGTCGCACCAGTTGCACCTTTTGCACCAGTAGGACCGGTAGCCCCTTGCGGACCAGTATCCCCTTTGGGACCTTGAAGACCGGTTGCTCCTGTATCCCCCTTAGGGCCAGTAGCACCAGTATCGCCCTTTACTCCTTGCGGTCCTGTTGCACCAGTATCACCTTTTATCCCCTGTGGACCTTGTACACCTTGAGGACCTCGTGCTCCTGTATCCCCTTTCTCTCCCTTATCGCCTTTCTCTCCTTGTAATCGCCCCTGACTTTGCCAGTCACCGTTATACCATGCGTAATATGTGTAGGGTAAAGCTGCACCCACAGCATAGAAACCGCTACTACCGGAACCATCAGGAACAGCAGCTTTCAAGGCGGCAAGTGTATCATATTGTCCAAGAGGAGTGAACGTATCTCCCGGCTTACCTTTAACATAAATATCCGTCTTTACGTACTTTTTAGTGGACTTCTCCCATTGGTATACATAGTGGTCCGTCCCGATATAGGTAGGATGTTCTGCCGTGTCAGTAGCGTTTGCAGTGGCCGTTTCCGAATTCTTCTTGAGGGTAGCAAATTCAGTAACACGGTTACCTTCTGCAGTTACACGGCCGCTTTCAGCATTGACGCGTACACTCTCGGCTATCTGACGGCTTGTTTCTGCACTCTTACGCACATCCTCAGCTGTAACGCGGGCATTCTCTACAGTAACACGCCCGTTTTCAGCCGTCACACGGGAACCTTCTGCAGTAACGCGGTTCTTTTCAGCATTGACACGGCCTGTTTCATTTGTCTGCCGGATAGACTCAGCACCAGCCCGCGTAGTCTCAGCATTTTTACGTTCATCTTCGGCACTGATACGTTTGGATTCAGCATCAGCACGTCCGAACTCAGCAGTAGCTCGGGCAGTCTCGGAAGCCTGTCTGGTAGTTTCAGCCTTGCCCCGTTCTGTCTCGGCTGTTTTCCGGGTACCTTCGGCCGTCACACGATCTTTCTCCGAATTGATACGCGTAGCTTCAGCAGATGCGCGGGTACCTTCAGCAGAAACACGCTTTGTTTCCGCATCCTTACGCAGGTTCTCCGCTGAGACACGTCCTTCTTCGGCTTTACGCAGTTCTTCGGCAGCTTCCTTGGCAGGAGCAGACAACAGTTCCAAAGGAGCTTCAACAACCGACTCGTCCATACCAGAAAGACGAAGTGCGGGCAAGCTCACTATGTCATCCAGTGAATCGACTACCTCGACATCACCAACACCTTGGGAACCCGTAAGGAGAGCTTTCTTTACCTCTTCTACAAGCTGGTTAAACTGATTTGAATCTAATACCATATGGTTTGAATTGATTTTAAACGGTTAATTACCACTCAGCTGGTTAATTATACTGCGCTTCACCGCAGCTATTAGCCGGGAGTTTTTGACTACAAGTTCTAAAGCCCTGCAATACTGGTCCGGAATCTCCACCGCATCAGTCGAATAGTAGATTTTCTTTGCCAAATCTTCAAAGCCGATATCCAGAAGAATACTTCCGTTATACATCATCTCGTTACCGACTGTCTCGGCTGCATCGAAGGTTTGTTTTCCACCTTCAAAAGAGGTCTGTGCCTCGATCTGTCTAAAATTGATTTTCATATTCTATAAATTATAATTAAACTATCCACAATAAAAGAAGAACCAGCTACTACCATCAGAAACCAACATCATGGAGTACGTTCCTGTAAGTTTGTAGGTATTATTCATCTCCCAACCGTTAGGAGCTACGAACGGTCCATTTGTAAAAGTGACACTACCGGCAGTCTGCTTGACATAATAAACCTTCCCGGGACAAGACGAAGGAGAAGGCATTGTCATGGTAACATTCACATTGCTGGTAAAGCGCAGGAAGTCATCATGCACATTGACACTACCGGATGCTGTGATAAAGCGTGTATTGACACCACGTGTCGACACAGGCGCATCTATCTCTAAAATACGGGAAGAAGGAGTAGTCAACTTTCCATAGATCATCATATCACCGGCAAAACTACATTTGTCACCAAAGTAGCACTCACCGGCAGATACATGTATGGCTTTGTTGCGGCCTTCAATTGCAGCAGAGATACTGAGGACGGCAGGAGATGTGGAATACCCGGGTTCACCTTCCTTAAAGCAATAAGGCCTGATGGTGAGCATGTTCAAGTATTTATTCTCCATGACGCCATGCATATAATAAGGCTTGCTTAATGAGAACTGGCTGGTCTCATCGGTAAAATCAACTAACTGGCTGTTCGGATTGGTAGATATACCGCTACTGTGCAAATACAAATCACTGCCTATCCGACCGCTGGAAGCGTTGATAGTGCCGTTAAAGGTTCCATTATTAGCAGTCATGTTATTCACAACAACATCACCGGAAGCATCCCAGGTGATATTACTGTTGGCAAGGTATCCAGAGTTATTGTTGCCTAAATACCAGGAACCGTTTTGGTTATATATTGAACCGTCAGCACCGAGCACAACATTATTTTTATGAATAGAATCAACGTCTATGATCCAACCTGCAAGATTGCCGTCAGTGGCGGTTATACTTCCACTGAATGTACCTCCTTTACCATGGAAAACACCATTACTATCAATGTAGAAAGGGTCAGTAGGCTTATTGACATTCTTGACTGAAATGGTATTCAGGGTAAGGTTGCCATCTGTATCGACTATGAACTTCCCGTTGATGATGGTCTTTCCGGTAAAGTTTATCTTATCAGCCTGAATCGTAGCATTGGAAATCAGGTTACCAGCTTCATCCTCTGTGATGAACGCACTTATTTCAGCCCGTCTGACTATTTCGCCATACGGGTCAACCTTCTGGGCAAACACAGTAGCAATATTGCTTTCTGTCACTAAACCGGCTCTGTCGATGTTGGTGATATTACCTTTGGAATCGAAAGTAATCTTCTGTACAAACTGGTCAATCCGGTTACTTGTCTGGCTGATAGCGGATGAATGTTCTTCTACCGTACCTTTCAGACTGTTGGTTGCAGTAACCAGACTATCAATCTTTTCGGCCGTCACATGGAAGCTGCCTTCATGCTTGTCCAAGCCACCCTCTACGCTTGTTACCCTCTGTGTTATCTCCCTGATGGACTGCTGGAACTCACTGAAAGTTCCACCGGAACCATCCCCGACAATACCTCTGATAGAATCAACCTCTATCTTTAAAGTAGAATACTTACCGGTGATATCGGTTACGTTAGCAGAAATACCACTGACTGTCTGGGTGAGCTTTGAGTAGTTGGTCCCCTGTTCGGTTATGTCCGCAACTATACCCTCTATCTTCTGGGCAGTCACATGGAAAGAAGCTTCATGAGAAGTTAACCGGCCGTCAATAGCATTCACCGTAGAGATGGTAGCCCATAACTTGTTACCGTCAGCAGTAGTGATCCAACCTGCCGACTTGATGGTATTATTGATAGTATCGGTAGCAGATACCATTGCATCTATCTTTTCAGCAGTCACATGGAAGCTGGAAAGATGCTTTGTCAGCTTACCATCAAGGTCAGCTATAGATGATGAGAAATCTGCACGTAATCCACGGGCGGATAAATCAATGGCTGAAGTATAAGCTTCCGTTATACGACCCTCGGTATTTGTCAGGTCTTCCGTAAACTTCGCTTCAAGATTACGGGCAGTCAGAAGGAATTCACTGTGATACTCTTCAAGCTTGCCGGCCGTGCTTCTGATTTCGTCAAGGTTCGCCTGAATCTTCTTGTCTGTGAGTTCGAAACGCATGTTGAACTCCTCGCGCAAGTCGGCAAGAGCGTCATCGGTAAGAGTCAGTGAATAGACATAGATGTCACCGGTGAAAGACATGTAGAAATCACCGGTACCGTTCCACTTGCCGGTTATCTCCATCTGCTTGAATTCAGTACCGGGATACAGGTCCTTTGAGAAGGAAATCGGGGTATATTCTTCGAAGCCCGTCTCATTCTCATCATTGAAATGAACGGTAAGAATACCGGGACGCTTCACCAGATACTTGAAAGAGACGGTGAACTGCCGGGGGCGCTTGAGTTCGTCGAAAGTCTCAAAATCCGGATGGCGGTAAAAGTTTGAATTAACCTGCTCGATATAGCTGTTCTTTAAGCGCAAGACACTTTTTGCACCCTCGCTTACAATATCGGCGAAAGACTCCTTGTTCGCATAGAAGTTGCTATTGAAGTACAGCAATCGACCATCTACACGGAAGATACGTATGTTGCTGCTACCAGTCCAATACTGCATATCTGCGGCAAAAGACGCATTGTTCAGGTAGTTGTCAAGGGCATTGATTTCATCGCGCACGGAAGAGATTTCAGACTTTATCAAACCTTCAATGACGGTAAACATCGTTAGAATATCCTCACCGGCCATGGTAAGAAAACGCCCCTTAATTTCGACTCCACCTTCCGGGGTATATTTGATGTAAGTGCTTTCGTCACGGGCACCGATATAAGAAGTGCCATACACCTTCATGTAGGCGTGACCGGTGGACTTGTCAAGCCCGAAGGAAATGATGTCCTTCTCTGTCAGGTTGAAATCATTGATACCAGCGTAGAAGGTGATAGATGGGGATATCTCGTTAGTGGATGACAGAACAATCGCACTTTGAAGGTCCACATCTGTACGGTGTCCTAAACCGATAATGTCATCACCTGCTTGGGGGATATCGCTTCCCCCGTCACAAATAGTCTTGGAAAGGTCAATATAATCACGCCCCACCTCCATGACCTCACGCCAGTAGTAGCGGTTGGATGCATTAAGGGTGGTACCGTCAACAATGTTGCATTCCTTGGCCTGCGCCAGCGAACCAACACTGAATTCGTTCGCAATTGCTTCCCCTTCCTGCTCGGCAAGAAAATAGCATCTGTAGACATCTTTCAGCTCTTCTACACGAATACACTTCATTCCAGCGTGGGTGATAATCTGTTCACCGCCGACATGCGTAGCTTTCTTAACTTGTAATTCTTCAAAGACTGCCTTTATCTTCACATACAGACGGTCAACAACAGCTTGGGAAGTGCCGTCTTCGCGTACTGTGATACCACTGCCGTTCTTACCAATCAATAATCCCTTGAGGAACGTGATAATCTCTTCCGCCACATCGGGGAAGTCCTTCCTCAGAAACATCCTGAGTGTACGCAAGGCAGAGAATACATTGAAGTTACTTGCGGCCGTAGCGTCGTTAGTTTTAATAACGTAGATATTACTCCCTCCAGAACCGGTGAAAGTCTGCCCTTTGAAAGTCAACTCTTCGACTTGCGTTTCAATATCGGAAAGGCGGGAATAGGCAGTACTTTCACCGATGGTATATTGTGGGGAGTCGTAAGGTAAATCCAGCTTGATTTCAAAGCCGATGACACGGGACAAGCGCCCGTCCTTGAAGTAGGCGGGGTTGACAAGGTTAATTCTCTGACCGATATCAAAGCTATGATTGATTTGGTCATCATGCACCCAAATGGAGTTGAGGGTAGCGGTATAAGTACCATCGTCAATGCAGGTCTTTGCTACATATTTCTTGGCGGCGGCAAGTAGTTCCTGTTCGGCGGTGGCAACTAAACCCAGTTCGGCTATCTTCTCGGCATTCCAACCACTAAGGACGTATTTATCACCTTCTGCAGGAAGAAGAATTTCATCCGGCAAGGGACGGCCGTAGTCTTCGTTCTGTACAATCTCCCAAAGCTGAGCGTCCGGGTTGAATGTGCCGTCGTCGTTCTTTTCGGTCAAGCCAAGAGGATTGAAAGCAACTCCGAATTCCATACCATTGAGCTTGCCGGATTCGAACCTGATTTTGAGTTCCTGACCTTCAAGGATGTATTCCTTTGAGAAGTTGATTCCGGTATCGGTAAAGCGGTAAAAGGTAGCTTTCGTCTTAGTACCGTCTTCATTGTCTACCTCGCTTTCGTAGGAGCTTACATCAGTGATTTCACCTACTCTTTTAGGGTAGATGTCGTCAAATACAACAACAGCTTCAATGGCTTCAAAGTCACTCATGCCCTCATAGGCATCCACGTATGGAGTGCCTGCCGGAAGCATAAGGCGCTTCTGAACGATACCATTAACAACAGTACTCTGGTCTACCGGGCGATAGTTGGTAGGGATATTTCTTGTTGAACCGAATGCGTAGATACGGGTGGCATAAGTACCCTTGCTGTCACTCCGGCTCATGTCCTTGGCTTCCTTATCCAGTTCTATCTTAACAGCGTCGGAGAACTCACACCTACCAAAGTTAATGACATGGTCCGTTACCCAGCAGTCACAGCCCCATTGGTCAGCCATAGAGAACATGGCATCAATGAGGTTCATGTTCTCATAGGTCATCAGCTTGGAAGACCTCTCTACACTGCTGTCAATGGAAAACTCAAAGTCCTTTCCCTCGTACTTATAACCAAGAGCTTTCAAATTACGAAGAAATACACCCATCTGGATATCCAGTGAAGCGGTAAGGGACCAAGACGCTTCCTGCCCTCCACTCTCCGGGGTGTACTTGAATATCTTTGTTTTCCATTGCCAATAGTAAGCATCCAAACGAAGCTCGTAGTCATACCCTCCGGTGGATGCGTTGTAGGTCGGATAGGACAAGTCTACTATCTGATAGATTTTAGCCAGTTTCCCACCCATAGAGGCATCGAAGACACCGCGCAGGTCTACGTAATCACCTACTTGGAAATCGATTGGATGCAAAGTATTAAAGGGAAGCACAACATAGTCCTCCTTCATCAAAGAGAACCTACCTTTTGCACCGGGATTGATACCGGTTGAAAAGCGAGTATTGCCTTGTATGTCCTTAATATCTATCATAACTACAAATGTCGGAGATAAAAAAAAGAAGCCCTAAAATTTAGAGCTTCCATACACGACAATGAATTTAATGTCGTAAATTAGCCTCTAATGCTCGGATTCGGCTCGCAGAACTTACTTGTTATCTTACCGAACGTCCGGTCAAGACTTTGGGCATAAGATACGCTTTTCCCAAGATAGACTAGGTGATAGATATCACTGCTATTGTCCGGTACTTGGATATCAACCGCCCCTTTGTAGAGTTCCTCGGAAAAGGCCTTCTTCTTCCTTTGGTAATCCTCTGGAGAGCTACCTTGTATTGTAAACGTCAGAGCCAATTCGCGTTCATCCAGCTTGGGCGACTTTACCACCACTTCTTTTCCATGTTCCAGTCGGGATTTATTTTCAATGAATTCCTTCAGAGAAACCGGTGCACCCAGTACATCAAAGAAACTATTACCCATTCTCACACCCCACTCTTTAAGAGCATCTTTGTTGTTAATTATCAACTCGGCCATATCTATAAGTTTTTAAAGGTTCTTTAAGTTCCGTTTAATCTCATCGGTGCCAGCAAGTATCTTGGGGCTGTTCTTCGCAAGTATAGCTGAGTTTTCCACTATATCCCTACGAGCAATATTACCCTCCACTTGGAATGTCCTCATCTCGTCTACAATCCTTTCCATACTGGAAACCTTTTCAGTCAATACCTTTATATCTTCTGTCGGAAATACAACATTTATCTGGGACTGATAGCTATTAGTGATGATTCCTCTTGTCTTATCAACGAAATTGGGCGTACCAGACATTAAGGCAGGAATATCATCGTTTGTAATGTCTATCAATGACAGTCTTTTGTCGATGGATGATAATAAGCCAGTTTGTTGAACAGCTTGATTCTTGATTTCTTCTCCGGCAACCTGCAAAGCCGTAAAACGCCCGTTAAGCTCTTCGCCGGTGTCTTGTGACATGGCTTCAAAGCCTTTGGAAGATGCCTGCTGTGAAAACATGGTTCCAAAGAACTGGTTGATAGCATCCACTTCCTTCTTCATGTCATCAACCATAGTCTGTTTCATGGAGTCAAGGAGCTGCTTTTCTTCGGAAGTCAGGTTGTCATCTCCCATGGCACGTTGCCATTCGTTGTACCACTTCTGCATCTGGGGTTTGAAGTTCTCCACATACATGGCTTTAATGAGAGCCTTACGCATGTACTCGCTCATGTCGTCGGAGATATCCTCGGCGGTGGCTTCAATATCATAGAGGGAGTTTAGTATGCCATCAGAGAATGACTCCCATTCCTGCTCTGCCTCATTCCTTGCATTCTCAGCCTCTTGTGCGGCTTCTTCGGCACGCTTTATTGCACCCGTATCAAGAGATGGGAACAAAGCATTAGCAGCATCCACGATATCAACACCGGCTTTCTGAATCTCGGCTATCATTTCGTCCAAGGTCTTACGCTCGGCGGTATCTATGGCACCGTCCTTCATAAACTCGGTGTATTTGTCATACCAAGCCTGAATCTGAGGTTGGAGCTGAGCGGTAAACATAGAATCAACCAAGGCGTTACGCATGTACTGATAAATATTGTTGGCTACATCCTCGGCAGTGGCTTCCGCATCATACAATACGTTCTTGATACTGTCAGAGAAAGATTCAAAGGCTTTCTTGACTTCTTCGCCCGAATCCGTCCAAGCATCGCTGATTTCTTTTGCTGCATCTGATACTTCCTTGCTCAGCTCGTCAATGTCAGTCTTGATATTGGCACGCTCTTCATCAGTTACAAGTCCATCGGCGGAATACTCTTTCCATTTCTCCCAGATAGCTTTGATACGAGGTTCGTACTGTTCGATATACATTGCCTCGATAAGCTCTTTGCGCATGGATTCAGCAATGTCCTTGGCGACGGACTCGGCTGTCACTTCTGCATTGTACAAGGAGTTTAATATACCATCAGAGAAAGACTTGAATTCCTCTTCAAGCTCCTTCTTTAGGCTGCTCTCAGTGATACCGAGAGTATCGGATAGAATGTCTTTGGCGGTCGTAATGTCGTTAGCCAGTTTCTCAGCTTCACTTCTCAGTGCGTTACGTTCAGCATCGGTTATATCACCGTCAAACATGGCTTCCTGAACCTTCTTATAGAATTCCTCTATCTGCGGTTGGAAGGTATCGGCAAACATCTTGTCAACCATCTGTTGACGGATGTATTCAAAGATATTATCTGTCACATCTTCGGCGGTAGCTTCGATGGAGGACATTGCAGACTTCACGTTATCAACGAATGACTGTAGGTCTTCGGCATCCTTCAGTTTGTCAGCGAAGATACTGTTCACGCTCTCAACGCCCTTCATCATCTGTTCAATGTACTGGTCTACTTGGGAGCCAAGTTGCGCCATATCACTCTCTGATAATCCGTCTGCTGAGAGGTCTTCAAAGGTCTTGTATAGTTCTTCCATCTTGCTCTTATACTCCTTTTCGTACAGAGCATTTATCATGGCTTGACGGAAGTAGTCATAGATATTATCGGAGACATCTTTAGCTGTCACGTCCAAAGAAGTTAGAGCACTTTGCATATCACTGACAAATGATTCAAGAGCCTCTTTGGCAGAATCTGAAGTAGAATCAGACCATCCAAACATTTTCTGATAATTTTCCCATTCTGCCTTAGCTTCTTCAACGATGTCTAAATAATCTTGTTTGGAAGCCTCCATCTCTTCTGGTGTAAGCTTTTTATCGCTTTCTACGCTTTTGGCAAAATTAGTATACCACTCTTGGAGCTTCTTATCATATACACCGGTCATCATTATTTCAAGCAGAGCATTTTGCATCATCTCCTCAAAGTCCTCAGCAAACGCTTCTGCATTATCCTTCATTTCAAGCAATGAGGTACGAAAGTTGTCTTTTACCGAATCAAAAGATGTAGAAGTAAGTTTTTCATAATAGGCATTCTGAAGTTCCTCAAGTTCTTTGTAGTATGATATATAAGAATCCATGTATTGAGCGGCATCTCTATATCCATCATCGGCTGAATTCTTAATTTTAGTATATAAGTCTGTGGCTTCTAATGCAACTTTCGCCATCTGCTCACTCGTTAAATTCCAGAAATCACTGGCATTATTAACTGTATGCCCGACAACACCACTAATGCGTGCCCAGTCGCTTGAAGACATGGCATTATTTATTTTCTTATTTGAAGAATGGCTACCTCCCATACCTAAGAAACCATTGCTATAAGCTTCTGCACTTCTTCGCATCATTTCTTGGGTATTACGCATCTGTTGCTCCAAATTGGACTTCTGTTGGTTATACACTTCTGTAGATTCCACAACAGAAGTAGATTCCATTTTATCAGCAAGATTGTCAATAGCCATTTCCAAGTCTTGATTGGATTGAGTAAGATTCTCAATATCTTTTTGTAATTGTGGGTCACTTTCACCACCAAAATCAAGTCCTGTCCACCCGAACACAGTATCCCATGCGCCATAAGCCGCATTAAAAATAGAGTCAAATATATTTCCTAAAAAGCCGTCAAGGCCTTGCTCGCCAATGGAATCTAATGTAGAAAATACCGCACCGATAATCCCTCCTATCTTCTTTCCAGATTCAGAGAAAGTATCAGCAAGCGTTCCCGCCAATTGTCCAACCTGTGACAGAGACATTTGGGAATTGCTGCCAAGGTCTGTTATTACATTGGCTAAAGTAGCAACGTTACTTGTCGCTTTCTCGGCTGATTGACTTACATTTGTTTGTGCATTCTGAACACCTTTTTCTGCATTGTTTTTTTTGATTAAAGCAGCCTCTTGTTCGCTCTCTGTACCGTTTTTGAGGGCATCATTATATTCTTCCTGAGCCTTAATCAGTTCTTCTTGTGCAATACGGAGCGCATTAAGTTGCTCCGGCAAACCTCCCAATAACCCTCCTTTATCAATTAAGGTCGTTTGTATCTTATTTAACGATTCATCAATGATTTTCTTTTGGTCGATATCCATTGATTGGTATTCCTGACTTTCCCTAAACTCTTTGAGTTGTTTTTTAATCTTATCAAGACTTTCCTTGGAGGCATTGCTTAAGTCTCCGAATACCATCTCCCAATTAATCTCTTGCTTCAATTCATCTACTTTGAGAGAAGATATAGCTTCATTCCATTGCTTTTGAAGAGCATTCTTCGCCCCAAGCGAAGTCTCCTTGTTGATATCGTCTTGAAACTTCTTATCAATTGCAGCCTTTTTCTGGGAAAATGTTCCATACTCCATTAGATATTTATTCATCGCATCCTCACGCTCTTGCCATTCATCTAATCCTTGTTTAGTTTCTGTATGAGCTACAATCTTATCCCATGCTGCAATGATTTCGTCTACGTTAACAGTAGAAGCATCAAATATCTTTTTTACATAACCTTTGGACTGCTTGGATTTTAAATCTTCTTTGGCATCGAAGATTTCTTTTTGAGCTTGTATTTCAGCACGAATATAGTCTTCTTTCTGACGCTTAACATTCTGAATCTCTATCTTGTTATTCAAATCACGCTGAGCCTTTTCTTTTTCATAGCCGTCAGTCATCGCATTAATTTTAGCTTGAGCTGCTTGGTTTTCCAAATCCTGCTGTTGACGCTGACGTTCAAGGGACTGCTTAGATTCGAGTTGAAGAACTTTTTCATTTTGGGAGCGGAGCATCTCTTGTTCTTTGCGGAGTTTTTCAGCTTGGTTTTCCTGCTTGGAAGACGAATCGTAAACTTTCAGTTCTTTTTCGGCTTCTTTTAGCTTTCTGACATTATCCTTGTAACTCTTTACAACAGCAGCATCTATACCTTTGAAGTTACCAGCATCCATTAATTTCTTTTGAGAAGACGCAATGGAGTTTAAAGCGGTTTCAGCTTCTTTCTTTTGATTAGTCCAATGTTCCTTATTCTTAACAACAATTTTCTTATCATCTTTTTCTTTTTGCTTGTTAGCCTCTATCTGTATCTTTTCAATATCAGCGACCACCTTTTTAGCTGCTTCAAGTTTAGATTTTGCATCTGATAATTGAATTTCATATTGTCCTGAATATGTACCTCTTTGAGAGTCTGCGGCTATTAAAGCATTTATTTTATCAACTTCTTTTTGAGCTAAGACAACATTCGTTTTAGCCCCAACAATTTCTCTCATATCGGATGCTTTGTTTATTTTCTCCAATAAAGAAAGCTTATCCATTAGTTTTATCTTCTCAATATCCATGTTTTTGAAGACTTCCGGTAGTATATTTTGAAGATTCAAATAAGCATCTGCCTTTTTGTATTGAGTAGAAGTTTCGTCTCTGATTACACTAAGTAATTCATTTATCTTATTTTTCAGATTTTCAGAAGCATTTTTCATCTTCTCCATTGACTCAGCAGCAGAACGAGCCGTCTTTTCAGCATAAGTTGTATGCTCTGCCAATGTATATACAGCGACACCGAGTGAAACAACAGCCATCCCCACTGCTACATAGGGATTCATTGCGAGAACCTTGTTATATGCAGCTTGAGCAACAGTAGCAGCTTTAGTTGCTGTAATCTTCGCCCATATAGACTTCACAGAACCTTGTTCAACAATAGTATTTATCAGTAACCCAGTTCGATAAACACCGTAAATTTCGATAAGAGCTAATACACTCTTACCTATAATGTCATAGTTCTTAACGATAGTATCGACAGCAGATATACTTTCTGAAATCAAACCTTGATTAGCAAGTCCAATTTCAGCTAAAGCAGTAGTTATCGTATCTTCCAAATTAGACATTTGTCCTTCAATCGTCTTTGAAATGGCTTCCGTAGAACCTTCTACGCCTTTTATTGAGCCAAATTGTTCAACAGCTTTCATTACAGATTCAACCGTTCTGTCACATTCAACTGTCATATCACGGAACGAGAGTTTAACCTTATCCCCTTCTGTTTGGACGCGAACGCCGAACTCTTTCCAACGCTCTGAGTTATTTATATCAAGTATCGCTTCTGTCAGTTGATCGAATGGTTTAGCTACAGTATTAGTGAAATCTCCCATCTTCTTCATGGCATCCATCGAAGGAGTTACACCACGATTGACAAACTTTATAAAGTCATCAGTCAGCTCATTTAGTTGAAAATTTGTCTTTGCAGCAAAACTGTTTATGTCTGATAGGTATGTTTTCGCCTTTTCTGAACTACCATTTAAAGCGTTGGTTAGAACAGATTCGTATTTCTGAAACATTCCAGCAGTTGAAACTACATTTGAAGCAACTTGTTTCAGCATGGCAATTCCACCAATAGCAGCAAGCGTCTTTTTAAACGAAACTCCTACACCCTCATTGACATTAATAACAGCCTTACTTTCATCCTTGAACAAAGCGTATTCATCCTTTAGAGCTTTGGTGGATAATCTTGCAAGAGCCTGTTGTGATTGTAATTCACCAAGAGCATACTTTTGTTCTCCTAATGCTGCCTTTGCACGGTTTAATTCGTCCGATAAAGATTGTCTTTTAGGGTCATACTTTCCTAATTTCTTATATTGCTCCGTAAGCATTGAGACATCATTCTGTGTCTCACGTATGATATTCTTCTGTTTAATGATTTCTTCGGATAGGGAATTAACAGCTTTTTCACCATCATAAATGCCCTTCTTAAAATCATTTTCCATAGTCGCCCCGGCTTTGGCAGCTCCCGAAATAAGGATATTCATTTTCTTGGTACTTTCCCCTAATTGAATATTTAACTTTTTAAATGTATCAGGGGATTGAGTTGAATCCATAGAAAGAAGCGTTTGTTTCAACTTTTCTATCTCTGTCCTTAATCTTACAACTTCTTGCCAATCCGAAGCCACACGAAATACGAGCTTTCCCATTTTATTCTGATTTTTAATTATTTACTATTCAAAATTACTGTATATCCAACCTTTTCCAGAATTTTCTTTCATCAAATTCGTGACAACAGACGAAAAGTTGCATATTTCTTGTTTTACATGAGAAATGTACTACATTTACCAATTTTTACTGGTCTTTATTTCCTACGAAAAAGTCACAATTAGTCAATTGTGATAAAATAATTCGCAAGGTAGAAATTGACAGTCTATTTTGCTATTTACAAGATTGCAAAAGCACGACAATGGAAATATTGTCGTGAAATAATTGGGAGTGATTAGATTTCTTGGTAGTTTTGCGTATTGTATAATTAAAAAATCTAAATAGTATGGAAGATATGCTCACTTTTACAGGATGGATAGTAATCATCTTTGGTATTCTACAAATCATTCTTTTCTTCAAGGTATGGATTATGACAGATGACGTTAGTAGGATAAAAAAGAACTTAATTGATGGTACAGACGCTTCTCTTGAAACAGCTAAAAAGGAAATCATGTTAGGACATTCTGATAAAGCATTTGAAATTTATAATAAATGTTTTATAAATGATATTGTAACATTGCATAAAGAAACTCGAACTGCTGGTATGAATTCAGAACCTGCAAAAGATGCCTATGAAGCAAAATATCAAGAAAAATGCCAATTATATAAAAATGAAATATCTAAATTGGGAAACAGCTATTCTATTGATTTTTCACGCTTTGATAATTTTGACAAGATAGATAAAATTATGTCATAACAAATAAAGGGTGAATTTCACCCTTTATTCACTCTTATCAATACATAAAAGACTAATAATACGCAACTATATACTTTATATTATACCACGCATTGTGTATAATAACTGCTTGCTCAAAAGTGTATAGTTGCATAAAATTTTTAAATTATAATTCACGATATATTGCAATCGGTTCAATACGGCATTCCGAACTCTGACGACCAGTAAAAAAAGTCTCTACACCAGCCATTTTATCAATAGTATTTTGAATAGCAGATCGAAAACCATCTACTACTTCTTCCTCATCAAACATTTCTATATTTTCATTTCCTGCTTGTGTTACTATTCCTAAAACAGTGAATTCAAATTCTGTTTTTCTTGAATACTTAGAAATTAAAATATCCTCCTTTTCTCTTAAATAAATTCTATTCAATATTGAAGAAAATATGATTTCTTTATTTGCAAATGGCATTGTTACTTCAAATTGTTCATCATAGCTAAATTTCAAAACATTTAGCAATCTATTTACAACATCATCATCTAAAATTAGCCCATCTGCTTTTAATTGTTCAGCATACTTCACATTCAAACTTTTCAGCAAAGATGTAGCTTTTGCCTTCGAATTTCTATCTGCTATTTTCTTCGGTAATTTCGCCAATTCAGCTACGGATTCATTCTCTTCTCTATATTTGAAATAGCCAATAGCTTCACCTATTTCATTAAATTGCTCTAACGTAGAAGCCATTTTGCTATAATCATTAAAAATAATTTTCCCTGATATTTTTACAAAAGATTTATCGCGTAAATCATTTAAAGTAACATTTTGTGGAACAGTATAGAGCACCCCCATCTCACTCAATTTATTTTCAAAAAGGTTGTAAGCATAATCGTGCAGATATTTTTTTTCTGTCGAAGATTGTTCTTTAACTAAGATTTCTCCCATTAAATTTCCACTGAGAATTTTTCCCTTTTGCTCTTCAGATTTAGCATATTCTGACTTTTTCCCAGATAATACATATTCTGTTAATCCTTCAAATAATTGAGAAGATATTGAATACATCTTGTATTCATCTAAATATACAAATGATTTAATGCAGCCCATTTTCAAATTCCTTTTTGCGTTGTTCGCTGTTCTTACTAAATTTCTTTATACTATTATTCCTTGTATCAACGATGGATTTTATTGCTACATACCCTCCAGTGACACAAACAATAAATGTTATTACTATTAATATAATATCAATCGTTCCCATCGTCCAAAGAATTTAATTTATTCATTATGGCATTACTAAAGATAAAAGATAACAGACAAAAGGCGATAGCGCATACCAATGCTATTGTTTTATCTAAAATATCCTTCTGAGATTGTTCTGCAAAATACAAAATCCCTAAAATACCAGACAAAAGAATAATTTGTATTACAGAATATCCTTCAAATTTGAGTTTCAAAATAGGTTCAAGCTTTTCGTTATTAAGTTCATTCAAATTTGTCAAATTTAATGTTAACCCAAGAAATATAAAATCGACTGGATTGAATAATAAACCCCACTCTCTATTTGCCGATAATATAAAAACAAATAATCTTATAAGAAAGGGCATTAATCCTATTAAGACAGTATATATAATCCATTTGGTTTTTCTCATGATATATTTTATAAACTACTCGCTACAAAATTATCATTATTTTCTGATAATTTTGCCATACCTATCTCTTTTTTCTACGATTAGCCAATTCCTTACCTTTACTTTCCGACCACTAAATAGAACTTGCATATCTTTTATTTTTATATAGGATAGAATTATCGTGTGATTCTAAAACCTTTCCGATAGATTCTTCTAACCATTCTTTCCCAAACTCTTTGTAGCGCGAAGTCAGTGTCGTATCACTAACTTTTATACGAGAAGCCCAATCATTTATTGATAGGCATAAATTATCAACTGTTATGAATATGGTTCTACATGTCCGAGCTGAATTTTCATTGCAAGTAATCCACCTACAATTTGACGGTTCATAATTTTTACTTGAATCAATTCTATCAATGCTCATATTATCATTATACCCATTTTCCATAGACCAATTGTAGAATAAAAGAAAATCATTAGACCATTCAGGACATACAAGCACTCCTTTCCCTCCATAATAACGATAAGAATTATTTTTAGGATTACAGCATCTATCTTTCATTCCAGCCCATATAGTATAGATTCGAGTTGTTTTGCTTTTCCCATGAGTGGTATTAGCCTCTTTTCTTCTATCAACATTCATACACCCACAACTTCTCACCTTTCCACTATGCAAATTCCCTTGTGACACCACAACCTCTTTTCCGCAATCACATTTGCAATGCCAGTAAGTAGCATGACTATTTTGCCCAGTATATTTATGGTGAAAATCTAAGACCGTCAATCTTCCAAATTTCTCTCCACTTATATCTTTTACTTTACGTCTTATACATCCACAGCTTTTTGTTGTACCATTCCTTAAATATCCAGAACGCACAGAAACAATGTTCCCACAGTCACATTTACATATCCATTTTATACAGCCTCCCTTATCTTTATTTTCATCTTTTGAGACAACTGTCAATTTTCCAAATCTTTCTCCGATTCTAATTTCCATAATAGCATAATATACAACATTTTCACATATACAAATATAACAAATTAAAATGGATTACCCTTGCCTTTTAACTTAAAAAACTCTTCTTCATTTACTTCTTGAAGAACATCTCCATAAACCGTATGCAATTTATCTTTTTGCATAATAATCAAATTGCGATATGGAATTTTAAATACAACTTCATCGTAGCTTAGATGTAAAACCTCCATGAACGTAGCAATTTGACCTAATAACGTGACGTTTCCTACGACCGTTGCTTTGCTGTCAGTAGAGCAACGTTCTTGACTAAAACTGACAGCTTGTAAAAATTTTCAGCGGAAACCATCGAAAGCCCGGTCGCCAATGCTTCCACTACCTCATCGAATGTTCCAGCCGACAGTTCCTCACATAGATTCTCATCACCCTGAATAAGCCACGATAGCGCACGAGAAGCCATTTCTACATCTTTCAATGAACGAAGCATATCCATGACCGTTACAGCCTCTTTCAAGTCACAGAGATAATATCCCGCCCCTGCTATCTTATGAATCGTAGGGGGATAAATCACATAAACATTGCCATTTACAAACACCGTTTCAAAGTCTTTCCCTAAAACGGCTGCATTTATTATTTTTGATGCGTTCTTTTCCATAAATTAAAAAAGCGGTGAGCAATCACCCACCGCCATCCTAAAAATATTGCTCTTTACCTAGGTTAAGCCTCAGGTACATCTACCTTTTCTCCATCAAACCAATACTCACCAGCAACTCCGGCTATAGAATTTTCCATCGCAACAGCAGAAACACCTAAACCGATGTTCTTCTCTACGAAATTGCCCTTGCCGATTACGGAAGCATTGGTAAACACAATGTAGTTACCTGTTTTGGTCATACCGACAACAGCCTTGTTGATAACTTCTGCGACATCCGGCTCATGCCAGCCGACAACAGTCTGGCCGTCTTTCACAAGTTCACCGCCTTGCAATTCCTTCTTGTCTTCAAATGAATATTCACCCATAGTAAACGCCATGGTTCTTGCACCTTTGGCGGTAACATCCTTATAGTAGACCTTTCCGGTCAACTCATTAACATAATCCGTTGTAGTCGGATCATCTTCTGTATATCCCCAAGTGTCATTATGGGAGTTTTTCACTTCTGTAGCAGAAGCCAGCCATGTTTTTAAAGAGGCAGGTGTAACAGCAGTATTAATAACCGCACCGTACCAAATCTTTTTAATTCCGATAAATGGTTTCATATTTTTCTAATTTACATTTAACACTTCAAATAAAATTCTCACATTCACATAATGACACTTCAAAGCTGTGTCCGCTTCCGTACCGATTGATTCGATTGAGTAACGATAGGCTGTGTCGTCATAGGTGCTTACCACATCGTCGAATAACTTGTTGGCTTGCCTTTCAAGCTCATTCAGACGGATAGAGTTCGCTTCATTCTCACTCAAATTAGGCACACAGATATTTACCTCGGCAAAGGACTTCTTCCAATATGTTTCCGGTTGTTGTTTCTTCGTGTGAATGACAATTCTTTCAGACTTCAATTCGCCCGTCAGGGTTTCCCCTACTGGTACTATATCTATCCTGAAAGCCTTGCAATCCCGATAGAGAATGTTTCCTATGTCGGTAGTTACTATCATTCAAATTCTTCTTTTAATCGTTTCTCTGCATATAAAGCGGCACCACTCAAAACATCAAACCCCTTGGATTCCACGAATGAAGCGTATTCCGCTTCGTTTTTCAGAGTTAAACCGCTTTCATCAACATCGTAATCATTGGACGTTCTCAAAATCAGTGTGCGATCTTGATAATCGCCGTGTTCCTCTGCGTACTTCACGGCTTCATCGCCCACATCAATCATCTTCTTTTCGACTTCCCATTCGCCTTCATCGAAAAAGGAATCGACATCGGAAAAATCGAAATCTACATCCATAATTCCGAGTAGTTAAAGTAGTTCGTACTCTTCACCGTATAAACCTCGCCTTGCCCTCTCAAATTATCGCCATCCATGCAACGGACTTCATCCCCTGCCTTGACAGTGATTCTCTTCTCGCACACCACATGGTAGTTAGGACGATACACAGAACCGTTATCAGACGTAAACTCTTTAGTTGTGTTATCATCACAACGGCACTTGCATACATCTTGCCAGCTTTCACCACCAGTATCAGGGATGGGTCTTCCGAACTCATCCTTATCCATCGGAGTGATAACCTTTACCTGTAATATGTGTGGAGCGAATATCATAAAAAGGTCACTTTAGGTTTGTTACTTAATTCATCTTTCAATCCGTACATCCTGCAGATAAAAGAGTAGTACTGCTTTATCCCTTCAAGATTCCAAGACATAGAAAAACCGCTTTCACTGATAGAAGTGGCACGAAGCAATAGAGAGGGGATAAACTTCGCAATTGCCACCGACACCCGCGTTTGGCAATCCTCGTTCATCTCATCCTCTCCGCTTATCTTCGAGGTAAGACACATATCCAAAAGGTCAGCTTCCGACAGGTTAATGCCGAATGTCTGAAACTTCTGTTGTATGTAGTCGTTTACCGTCATCTTAATATGGTGTAATCAGTTTACTATATGCTATATGGCTATAATGTGTGCAATACTTCGGCTTATAGACGTACCGGAACGGGCATTTAGGAACTGAAATCTGTTTCCTTTGCATTGCCGTAATAGTTACTGTTTGCTTCACCGGACTATCCACAACCTTAAATATTGGCTGCGGAGTGATCAGCACAACACAATCAACAGAAGATGCTTCAAAAGTGATACACTGAATGTCTGACAAACCAACATCAACAGATGGATTCACATACTCACACTTGGGAGATTCCACACTTGAGGCCTGCACGCCCAACGAGACCAAAGACATCATCAAAAAGCCACACATGGCAAAAATAAAATTCTTCATTTCTTTTCTGATTTATAAAATTAGACAATGGAAGGGTAGAAGCACTACCCTATCCTTTTACTCGATACCTAATGCTTCTTTCAGTTTGGCTGTTGATTCTTCATCCAGTTCTGCAACCTTAGCCAAAAGAGTTTCCTCTTTCATATTGCCGGAAGCCTGCACGCCGATAGACTTTAAAGCATCAACCAAAACCTTTTTATCAAACTCTTTTTCAAAAAGGGAGATTTTAACCTCTTTCTTTTCTTCGGGAACCTTCACTTCGGGAGTTTTCACCTCAACCCGTTCAGCGAGTTTACGGCTCTCCATATCCAACACACGGGATTCTTCACCGACTTCAATCACCTCACCGGGGGTATAATACTTCCCGGTGAGCTTGTCTCTGAAAACAGATATAACCTTTACTTTCATAGCCACCTCCTTATGCTGATTGAATTGAAACAATCTCGCTCAGGTCGAAATTGGTAATCAAGTCCGGATTAGTAATCTGCGGAATCCACTCTGCCGTATATTCCATGTAGCGACCGTTTTTGTCACGATAGTTGGAGATAAGCATCTGCCCCTCTGACGGAATGTAAGTACGTCCCTGTACCGGATCGGTCGCTTCATACGGAGTATGATGGCGCATATAACCGATTTGGTCAGAAGGCAACAGAGTAATGCGGTTGTCTACGTAAATCTGCACGTTCTTTCCTGTCTGGTCTTTCACATAGTCTTCCTTGATTTCGATACGTGGCAAACCGATACCGGTGAACACTTCGGAAGCCAAAGAAGAGGAAACCAACCCCGTACTCAATTTCATTTCATTAGTACCAAGAATCATCTTGTACTGCTCACCAAATTCGGATGAACCAAGAATAAGCTTGTTGAAAGATGCACGAGTCATAATCATTTTGGCATAAACGCCAAAATCCGGAGCTAAAGAATGAAGCTTCTCTCTCAAATAAGAGATAAACATATTCTTTCCGTCCACAACCACATCTCCACTTGTCGGCTTGATAAAGTTGAACGGAAGGGCAATCTCCAGCAGTTTATTATTGGTCTGACCGGAAGTGATTGCGGCATCCTTGTTGTAAACTGTGGCTTCACCAAGCATCAACAGCGCACCGATAATAATATCCATACGCTTGTGGGCGGCAAGGGTAATCTGACGGTAATCATCTGCCAGAAAGCTTACAATCTCTTCCATTGCGGCCTTTTGGTCTGCCGGTTTAGCCGCATTGAACTTGTCAATCAAATCCTGCAATTCAGAAAGGCGGTCAATAGACATCTGATAAGCATCACCCAAATAGGCAATCTCGCCATAGCCAGAACCGATATTCCTACGTTCACGAATAGGTTTCTCTCCAAAACGTGAGTTGATAGAACCAGCCATTACCCCAGTTACAGAACCGATATAATCTTTGAACACACGAGTAGTTACTCTACGGAAAGTAAGATACTGCTGCCAATAGATTGTGTCCTTACGTGTCTGGTTCACACGTCTGATGATAGCGGAAACAATGTTCGCGTCATCGAATAATGTTTGAATCGTTAAAAACATATCTTACCTCCTTACTCGTTAAATTCAAACCATCCCTTCATATTGGCTTTATCATTCTCAGAGAACGGCATAACCAATTTTGAAGACTCAATCTCTGCGGCTGTACGAAGCAATGAAACCAAAGTGATTCCATCCTCCACCTTTGTCCGGTTGTACAGAGCCGAATTTGCCACGTGCTTCTGCTTCAAGCCATCAACCGTAACCGCCTCAAAGAGTACCGCATCTCTGGCTATGTCCTCACCAAAAGCAGCCTTGATAGTCAATACATCATACACTTTGTTGGTCTTGTCAATAGCCGTTACTTCCGCACCTTTCGTACCGCTTCCGATGAACATACCCGTGTATGCCAAAGAGTTCTTGGCTACCTTAATGGACAATGCAGTATCACCGGTTGCGTATGCTTCCACTACTTCCACATTGATTACCGCATAAGCGAACTTGTTTTTCAAGTCCGCACAAATCGGTGTAAATCCAGGAAGAAAACTTCCCACTACAAGGTTCTGCGTGTCGAGCTTGAACGGGCCACGTCTACGGATGCCTGTCTGGACATCGTAACGTTCCTCTTGCTCAACAGGCGGAACCAAGTCATACTTAAATCCTGCTGACATAATTAATTCTTGTTTTGTTCAACAATAGCATTCGTTCCCTCGTCAATCATCTTGGCGATAGATTCAGCTTCTTTCTCAATCTTCGCTTCCGCTGATTCGGGAGGGGTTACGCCTTTGAAGCCGTCATTTGCGAACTCCTGTTTCAAGTCCTTGAAATAAGTATCCAAGTCCTCATCGTCTTTGATGGCGCACCTCTTGGCGTAGTTTTCGGGAATACCATACTCCTTTGCCTTTGCCATAATCTGCTCCTGCCGGGTAGCTTGTAACTTCTCTGTCTCGAATTGAGCGAGCTTATCAGAAAGAGGTTTAACGGCTGCACTCACTGCGTTAGCAATAATAGCCGCCATGTCGTCCGTCTTATCTTCCGGCTTCGGATTAGGGTTAGGATTGGGATTAGGGTTCTCAATTGGCTTACCGTCTTTAAGGTTATGCCTTTTCTCGTAGTTCAATACAGAAGTACGGGTAGCATCCCCGGCGCGGAAATCGCCATAGGAATTTAACACGTCCGAAAAACTGATACCCTCAACAATGGAGTTTACCTTTGTCTCGTCCGTTACACCCTCTGCCTTTTTAGTGGCAATTCGGGTAAGAATAGCAGTGTCCACCCCAGTGAATTTCTGTTGCAGTCCTGCCAAGATTTGTTCTAAGATTGTCATACCGTATGAATTTGATTTATAAATTTCTACGGTAAATTTCGTTATTTATAAAGAAGATGAAAAATTATCAGATAGGTGATACACGACAATAAAACGATTGTCGTAAAATGGTATAAAAAAAGGCGTGAAACCGAATGAATCACGCCTTTCTTTTGAATTTAAAATCCCTACATGTACTATGATAACTTTTTCCTCTTTGCCTCCTTAATAGACCCAATAGTTAAAGCCACTATTGGCACAAGATTTAATCCTAATTGCAGAACATAATTTATATATGCTCGATTTAATATAACTGGAATTAAACCAAAAATCCATTGAGTTATCCAAATAAAAAAAGCCAGAATCCCAAGTCCGAATATAACCCCAATAATAGTGGCTACCTTATCTTTTTCAATAACAAAAGGAGCAAATATTAAAAATAACAATAGTATTGCCAATAGAATAACCCATAGAAGAGATGACGTTACAGTGTGCCACATTTGATTTCTCTCAACTTCAGGAAACCATTTTCCTATCACAGAAAATACATTACCATCTGAATTTGTAATATTTACTTCTGCATTCTTTTCTACATTTGCATTCTCAAATAACGAAGCAAACCACTGGAATACATTTTTTCTATTGATAGCCTTCTCTATTTTATCATCAAGATGAGACAAAATAATAGAGTCTGATTCACATACAGCTTTTGCTTCTTCAACTTTTACTATATAATCAATTTCTATTTTATTTATCCAATAATATGAAATTCCCAAGATATTGTCTAATGCTAAAACTACCAACACCAGCAATAGTGGAATGGCAATCTTTCGAGATACAGAAATCCTATCACTTTCAAAGAAGCCAATAAACTTCTTTATCAATTCTTCCATATTTAAATATTTACTTGAAGTTCTTTGCCTATTAAGTCGAAATATAAATTCTGAAATTGATGAAGCGACCTAACTGGTATATTGTAATCAACTCCTTTCAAACAAAAATATACATCAAGTTCAATCGATAGATGACAAAAAATCGTAGCACTACCAAAATGTTTCCTCTCAAATCCACATTTCAACAATAGTGCCTCTGTGAGAGGAATAGGATTAAGGTTCTCTATATAGGTACGAAATACCGCTCCTGATGATATTCTACTCGCTTCGTATCTTGGATATTCAATCTCACTATATCCTATTTCTGTTATCTTATATGGAGTTTTGTTATTCTGTAAATAGACATAATTACCAATTTTCAATTCTCTAACATCTACCATGCTATAATAAGTTTATTGCTGCTAACTCCTTCGTTAAAGACTGAATGCCCCTCTGAATTTTCTCTAACTGCTGCCTGCGAGGTTTGTGAACTCCGGCAGCATAATGCCACAACTGGCGTTCGTTTATTCCTGTAATACGGCTCAATGCAGCCTTAGTAAAGATATTACTGTAATAGTTGATAAATGTAGCAGCATCAATCTTAAACTTCAACTCAAACTCCCCAGATAACACTTCGCAGGGACTATCGTTATCTTCCAAATATAACTCGATCGCCTCCTTCATATTATCCTCCAACTCCTTCATGTCATTACCGACTGTAATAACGGGAGCACCTTCGATATAAGCACTCAAGTTCTTTCCTGCGTGTTCTACAATAACTTCTACTGTTTTCATATTACCTCCTTTTTTAATTAAGAGAACAAGGGGGCTACTTTAGCCCCGCTTGTCTCAAAATGCTGTAATAAGTGCCTTTCTCAACGCCTTTGCTGTTATGATTCGGTACAATAACCACTTTGCCGTCTTTCTCAAACTTCATGTGACTACCTTTCTGACTCTTTAGAACAAAACCGTTTTCTTGCAACATAGTTACAACGTCTTTAACTGATTTGTAACTCATAACGCTTTGGACTTAATTACAATACAAATATAGTAATAAGATGAATACTATCAAATTATTTATTCATTATTTTACTATAAATTAAAAATAGTGGCAACTGCGAAGAATTACCGCTAAATGTTCTATTTTTCATATATTCAAATTATAACCCCCGCAATTTTTCTGACTAAGGAGCATTTTTTTGTTCCATTTTTCTTACACCTTCATTCTTTGCCGCCTGTTCCTCTTCGATTTCCTTCAGCTCTTCATCAATGCGATCCGCGTTCCCAGCAAACATAATGCCCTCACGCCTTGACCATACACCACCACTGACAGCGGAGACAGCAGTAGTCACCTTGTCGTTCAAATCATCAATCATATATGGAACCAGTTCTGTTTCTATGTCAATGGTCTGCGATGCCTTGCTAAACTCGGTTGGATTGATAGAGCCTAAAGCAGAAACAAGGAAATTAACCCTTCGCTGTAAAAACTCACCTATCACTTCCGCATGATTACTTACGCTCATATGGGCACCCATGAACATGAAACGGAAAGCGGTTCCTGATGCTTTGCCTACACCCTTCAATGTCTCAAAGGATATTCTTGGAGTATTGGACATATCATAAGCGTTGTTCGTAAGTGTTTCGGCTTCAAAACGTATTGTTTCTGGGACTTGGTTCCACGTCAAATATTGAGCATCTGCACCCTGCCCGGTAAGCTTCACGATTTTGTCTTTATTCTTCCCGACAAAGCCTTCCACATCACCGACTAATTTTAGCAATGGGAAGAAATGGTAGTCTATACAGTCTGCGTAATTAGATAACAGTTTTTCCAACCGGACCCGGAAGGTCTTTATCTTCTTGCAATAAGGTTCAGGACGATAAGCGTAGAGAACCGGTAACTTAGAGAAGCCATGAGCAAATGAAGTTCTTTCCTCATACCCCTTAGCCAAATCCCACTGATAGACCATCTTATCAGTGATAGTCATAAAGCAAGTTATCTCCGAATCATCCATGAGCTTCTTCTTGTACTCACGTGAGAAAGCAATCATCTTACCTTCATCATTGAAGAACGGATAAAGCTTATCCCCACGGAACGGAGACCATAATACGCTTTTCAGCTTCTTGGTAGGTTTTACCTTTCCTCCGAAGGTAGTCTTTACCTTTTTCCAGAACTTAGCCCAAAACGAATCATCATCGGTAACATACCAATATTCTGCAACTTCCAGTTCGGAAAGCCAAGAACGGACAATCTTTTTGTTCTGGTACTTGATTTTGTTGGATTTGAATACAGCTTTGACCGCATCCAACAGTTTCTTTTCGTCATCATCTGTTGGAGTGCAATCCATTGACGGCTCGGTGCCGACAGTAAAAGCCGTTTGAATGTTCACTATATCCTGCTCCAAAGGAATGGAGATACGGTTCACTGGTTCGGTCTTGTATTTCGCTTCGATTTCGTAGGTCTTTCCTGTCTTTTCATCGAAGACCTTTTCCGCTTCCTTTTCAAGAACTTTTCTATCCGGGTACTTCTCTTTGTCAACCATGATTTCATGGCGTTCAGGATTCCAATCATCCCAAAGTTTACAACGGTCTGGAAGTTCGGTTTTCCGCCCCTTCTTTAAATAGCTTATTTTCTGTCCGATATCGGGTAATGCTAATATTTCTTCTAAACTTAATGGCATAGCTTACATTTTTAGTGTGTGAATATTCCTGTTAAATCTTTCGGTTTCAAAATGCGTCCAAGCAAACAACCCAATACATAATATCTAATGGCATCCATCAAATGATTATATTCATCTACTGGCTCATTGATGTAGTTTCCATCCTTATCTTTGTCCCAAACATATTTCCGAAGTTCAGTAATAAGATTGTAAGAGCGTTCTGTTACAAAGAACTCCATGTCTTTAATCTTATCAATACCCGCTTTGATGGAGCCGGGAAACTTATCTACCGGATAGATATTCACGCCTCTGTTCTTTATCTCTTGAATCAATCGAGGGTCTTGCGAATCGGCAAAAACTTTCATAGAGAAAGGCTTTAACCTATTGGCAATAGCCGACGAAAGCATATCCGTTTCATAGAAAAGTTCATCAACATACAAACGGTTATCAATAATACCACATCTTACAGCAGCGGAAGGATCATTAGTAAAGCCGAAGTCCTGCCCTATTCCTACCTTTTTACATTCCTGCGGGAACTCTTTCACAATTCCCCACTTCTTGAACACAGCACCTTCTGCAACGTCAGCCCACCGGCCGATAACCACATGACCATACTTTTCAGGATTACTCACCTTCATATCCTCTACCTCTTTTAGAAACTCCGGTGAAAGATTCTCCAAATTATCAAAGTAAGTCGTATGAATGTGGAGCACATTCGGATGAGTGGAAATCTGAACTTGTACACCGTCAATCTCCACCAGCTTGTGAGTTTTCTCAATGTATTTCTTGTAGATGAAGTGATTGGAATCGCATGGGTTCATTATGATAATAATCCGGTTCTGAATACCCTTCTTGCGAATGGAGAGCATTATCTTGTCGAACTCTTCCTCATTCGTCCACTCTTCCGCTTCATCACAGACAAAAGTAGTGATACCTTGAATAGACTTCAATTTTGCCGTCTGATTACCGGAAGAAGTCTTGATACCCCGAAACATGATACGGCTCTTAGTCATCTTATTGACTATGTCCGTCTTTGTGGTCTTGAAATATTTCGTGGTACCGTCCAAATCTATCTTCTCCATCATTTCGGGGATGATAGACATACCGGCAGAAACCATCGTGTAACGGGTGTAAAGAATCTGATGAACTATCTTCTCTACGGGAGTCATTTCAAAAGTCAACCGTTCAATAAAGGTAGAAGCATTGAAAGACTTTCCGCTACCACGCCCACCAGTGATAAGAATTATAAATTTTTCATTATCCTCGTATAATGGATGGTAAATTTCTTGAGGTACTATCATTTCAGCTTGTCTTTAATCCAAGAATCAATGTTGATGCCGTGCTCTATGTCTGTTGGAATATCAGCATCTTCATCCTGCTTGCGTTCAACCTTTCTCCAATCCTCATCGTGGTGATACAGCCAAACGGACATTGCTTGCAAGTTTGGAGCCAACTCGCTTTCGCTGACTTGTAATTCATCCTCACCTGTCAAATTTCCCTCTGAATCACGGAGCTTTCTTACCACGGTGCTTTTGGTTTTTATGCCACCGAGAGCTATTGCAAGGAATTTAGCCCTTACAGTAGCATTGATTGTCGCGCGCCCACGCGCTAAGACTTCGGATATTTCGGTGTACTCACTTTTCTTTTCGCAGAAAGTTTGTGGTAAAATCCCTATGGCATAAGCAATTTCCTTGTCAGTGAATCCCTTTTTGGCATACGATTCCACGAGAGAAAGAAATTCCTCGCTTGTATAATCAAACTTAGGCTTTCTTCCTCCTTTACCTTTTCTATTTTGAGATTCACTATTGCTCATAATTTTAACCGTTATTGTTACCCATATAGACACGGCGAGAAATTGGCTTGTTTCCATAGACATCAACTCCTCTTTTTGAGAAATAGCTATCTATTTTCTCAGCATATCTTCCCATTATGGATTTCGTTCTATCCCTTATGTTTCTTTGTCTTGCAGAACCTAACCCGTATTGTCTTCCAGCTTTGTACATTATTCGTCTGGACTGCTGATATAACTGGCTATATGTTTTCTTTCTAACTCAGCTTTCCTCCCAATAATTAATCTATTCTTTCTACTTGTTCATCAAAAACTTCTCCCTTTATAAACTTCATATCCGGTCCATAACCGAATCGTTCACAGAAAGCGGCTTTAGCTTCATAGGTATCAAAGGATAACATCACATAAGCATCCATATTCTCGGCTTGCTTCTGCGCATTCTCCTTTACTTGTTGCTTAACTTCCTTATTATGTGCAATTTTGGCTTCTCTTGATAATTCAGCAATTTTCTTTTCTCTGTCCTTATCTTCATTATAAGAGCTGGACAGATCTTCTATTCCTGCCCGTATATCTTCTAAAACAGGCATATCAAAGTCTATACCGATGATTGATAAATCTTGTTCTGTTAATCCTGTACTCTTAAAATCAATCTCAGGTAATAAATTGCGCAAGGCTTCTATATCAAATTCTCCTTGAACAGATTGATTGTTCATAAAGATATTCTGTTCTTTTTCCTCTTTTTCTGATAGGTTTACCTTGTCAACACGAAGTATATAATCCGTTTCAGTTGTACCGTCATATCCATTGAGTTGATCCAAAACGGTTACACGTTGATGGCCAGAAACCAAATTATTTGTCCGCTCATTCCATATAATACCTCCAAGCATTCCAACACGTTTAATATTCTGCTTTAACTTTTTCAACGCAGAATCCGTTATCTTCCTTGGATTATAATTGGCAAAACGAATGTTACTGCGAGCGATTTCTACCGGCTCCGATTTAAAGTATCTGTTTAGTTCTTTGCTCATAATCGAATAATATTTTTTCTGATAATGGAAATGCCTTTAATATTTTCTGTAAGTCCTCCGGCTCATTTTTCTTTAACCATAAGAATACTTTTATATCAAACCAAAGCCCATTACCGGCTTCTTTAGAGTATTCAACAGGAGTTGGAAGATTATGGAATTTAATATATGCAAGCACTTCTTTTTTTTTCCACAATGATAGAGGATAGGCTATTTTTGACTTTATGTTTATCGCTTCATCTTCGTATGTCCTAAGCATTAACCTGCGATTCAGACTATCTGATTGTTTCATACCAAGAAAGCACCAGTCAATGCCTATATGCGCTCTGACACGTTCTATCACATCTGCTAATTTCAGTATTTTGATGTCTTTCTGTGGTTGGCAAAATAATCCAATTTTCAATACCCTTGACAAATTCCAATGTGGCACTTCAAGAAATGTCACGTTACTGTATTTTGATTTTGAGTAATTTATGAATCTATTTATATGATTCAATCCTTTGACAAAATACATAAATACGCATACCACTTCTTTAAAAAGTGGCGCAACCATATCGAGCATTGCGATAGAATCTTTGCCACATGAATAAAACAATAGCACACGGTCAGTCTGACTTCTGACCGTGGCTATAACTTTTGATGAATGTTGCTGTATATTCATCATTTCGCACCAAACAAACGGTTATAGTCCCTCTGTTGCTGCTCTCTGCTTTGAATACGACCTGACACACCTCTTCGTGCGCCAATATTGTCACCTCTTTGATAATTATAGACTCGGCAATTAATTTTTATGGTTTAACAATTGAATTTTTCTAAAACTTTGCCCAACATATAAACTATTTGAGCCATAGCATACATCATACCGTCTTTCTCATACGTTATAACATTATCGTTTTTGTCTGTTATGACTTCTATTTGTGCTGATTTTACCTCAACAATCAAATAAGGGCGTGTACCTTTTTGTTCACCTGTTATTAGCTTTAGCGCATCATATTTTACTATTTCAGGCTTACAGTCAACACCTTTAGGTACGAGTGATGCCATTTTGTAGATTTTACCATCATCGCCACGATAAACAACATATCTTGAACAATACATGGTAGGTCTTAATTCTCTAAATTCTTCAGTTTTCTCGCCAGTCAAAATTTCGTTGAAAGGCTGTTGTTTAATAGTTAATGCAAGTACCTTCATAATCGTGTCATTTTTTTAATTAATATTCATAGTTGCGGGACAGGGATTCGAACCCCGGACCTCTACCAAGTCAAAGTAGCGAGCTGACCACTGCTCTACCCCGCGATAGTACCCCAAAGGTACTGCCACAACCAAAGATAACGAAATATCTTCAATCGTTATACACGACAATCGGTTTATTGTCGTGAACTAAGCCATTTGTCCCGTCTTTCTCTGCATGCCTCTAAGGTAGGTGCACAACAAGAAAACAACTCACCACTTTCAGTACGATAGTCGTACTGGTACATTCTCACTCTCTTACCTCCCAACTTTGTTGTGTAGGTAGTGTAATTCTCTTTACCGGGTTGGCATACGCTGCAACCGTTTTTGTTTATTGAGTTCATAATTACTTATTATTTGGGTTCTACAATCGGCGCCCAGTGAGTAATACTTTCATCGGTGACGTAACCGTTTGTCACAAACCATTTACTTTTGCAATATCCTTTTTTCTTGCGAAGCCACCCTACTGCATAGTGCTTAACAGAATCTCTATCATAAAGAAAAACTTCTTGTTCTGGTTCGGGCAATCTATCCTTAACGCTTACCCACGGATTTTTAGGATGTTCGTCTGCCCATGCGGCACCTTTATTGAAAATTGATTTTACATCACCTCTTTTTAACGTATAACCACAAGTTTCAGTCCAACTGCATTCTGCACGTTCGGATTCAATGTTTATCTTTTTTTCTCTATCCATAATCATTCAGTTCTATAAGATTTACCACCAAATTTCTCATCGCCATCTACCAATATATGATAACTGATATAAGGTAATTGTTCTGCTTTATCGTTATGCTCTTTGCATTTAATTCTCGCTTCTTCGATGGTATCGCATTTGCACATGGTGTATTCGGGATAACCATCGAAGTATCTTACAACTCTATATTCTTTGCTCATAATCGTGTGTATTGTGGTAGCCCGAAGGCTACCGGATTAGGACTTAAAATAATCAAAATATATATTCACCTGTTTGTTTGTCATAGACACCTATTAAACCGTCTTTATACTTTTTACGGTAATTTTCATAATGTCTTGTAATGATTTTGAGTGAATTAGAGTCTTTTACAAATACACCATTAAGTTCTAAATAATATCGCTTCATAATCTTAATATATTGCGCAGTGCTTTCGCCCTGCTGGTTAAACTTAATCAATCTTGTAGATATTGATGTCTTCGTCATCTGCTACGGTCAACGTATAGGTAGGCTTAAACTTGCTTATAAAACAGAAGTACCCATCTCTCTTTTGATACACATACAAGTATTGCCCATCAAGTTTTATACTTTCATTAGTGCCAAAATAATCACGTGTATTGACGTTTTGTACTACGCCCCATTGGCCTTCTATACTTTCACTCTGAACTGCGTCTATCAGTTTAAATGTTTCTTGTGTCATAATCGTATATCTTTTAATTATTATTACTTCGTTTCTGATGATGCAAAGGTATAGTACATATACGAAATAAGCAAATGTAAATTATGTATATATGCTATATTTAATACATTTTATATAGCATAGACACTAAATTTATATTCATTCACATAAAATATAGCTAAAACAAATAATTATCAAACTTTTCTTTCGCATATACACTATATTATATATCTTTGCATCAAAAATCATAATTTATGGCAAATACAGAATTAAGAATTAAAGAGTTGTGTAAAGAGAAAGGCATTACACAAGCTCAATTGGCTGATAAATTGGGAATACAGCCTGTATCTTTTTCGCAAGCTATAGCAAGAAATAAATTCAGCGTTGATAGGCTTGCTGATATAGCTGACGCTTTAGGGGTGGAAATTCCTGACTTATTTAGGAATGATTCAGACACTATCACCTGCCCTCATTGTGGAGGTAAAATCCATTTTGATGGAGAACCACGTATGCCGGAACATAAGAATATACGAGGGAAGGAATACTATAAATAAAGAAAGGAGAATAAAACACATGGGAAAAAGGATTTATGTCAATGGAGGAATCTTAATAACGACTCCATTTTTTGCATATAAGAATGCAGGGGCATTATACGATACCCCTCCTGAAAATTCTGAAACTATAGCCCCCAATGCTATAACTGAAACAGGAGAACCTTACCTTGAAATTAGCGATGAACACCCCCAATCTATTTTTAATGAATATTATGCAAAAACATTTTTACAACACAACATGTATTTGCTTATTTTTTCCAAAGAGACTTTATCAAATCATATAATGATTTTAAGCAAAGAGTTGATGAAATCAGAAGTGTAATTAATATCAAAGGATTGGACAAACAAAAACAAAGTGTTATTAACAAACTGTCATATATCAATATCATTACATCATTAGATACATTTATTTGCGATATTATTTTAACAAAAATAATCCAAGACGAGGATAATTTCAATAAATTCTTCAATTCGATTCCTCCATGCAAAAAAAAAGATGAAATGAATAAATTGAAAGAAGATAATCTTGTTGCCAAGTGGGAGCAAAAGGTTATAGAATATGTAATGAAAACATCTTATAGTAACATTGATACTATAAAAGATATACTCAAAGATTTATTCAAAATTTCTATAGTCGATAAGAATGGAAGTATGAAAAAACACTTCTACTACAGGAATTTATTAGCACATAGAAATGGTAGAAAGAAAGATGGAAGCTATATTAATATAACTAATGAAGAACTTAAAGACTTAATAAATGATACACAATCTATTGCAACACAAATTCTAACAAAAATTAAGCCAGAGCACTAAACTCCGGCTCATTAATTGATTAGCCCTTTGAATTTCAACCGATTTACGATTTCGGTGTAAAGATACTCTATATCTCCACTGAAATCCCCATAATTCTGATACAGAAACACGACATCAGCACAGTTGTCGGAAATTGTACTCTTAGACTGAATCCCCAATACTCTTGACATCTCCTCACGTAATCCAGCAGCCATTTTTCCACCGGCAAGTGAGCTTGGAGAAAACAGGTACAAGATGATGAAGATGAACTTCTTTCGTTGTGTTACACTATCAATACAAGGGGGAAGACTCCTGCTATTCAATAACTCAACGAAGATTTTATAGATATCCTTAATAAGGCTTTTATCTCTCAAAATCGGTGAAGCTAAGGTATTTTCTTCTTCTGAAAGTTCTGATTTCTCAATTCTGATTTTTTTAAGACGAATTATTTTGTTAAAATCCAGTTCCATAACACAATTATTTTAAAAGTAAATAGTATATTTGCATCATAATCGTGTGAGGGAGGATTGAGTGGTCGTGCGCTTGGTTCTCCTTTCTTATTTTACATATTTATTCTTTTTCAGAATAACCCTATTCTTTTCATTCACTTCCCTACTCCACATCATAGCAGAATACAAAGCGCCTGCATATAAAAAGAGTTCTTCACGATTGGTGAGGAACTCTACTTTCAAAGCTTTATCAAAAGCTTTGCTATATAAGTATTTATTTATTTCCATTTCTTCTTAAATCATATTTCTGTATGTATTTACTAACCGTAGTTCGGCTTACTCCAAGTGTACGGGCTATGTCTTTAAGATGCATCCCTTCCTGTACAAGTTTGTTTACCTCTTCAACTTCAATATGCACGCGAGGATTTCCTCCTTTCCTTTCTGGAGAGGGTTCAATCCCAAACTGACGCCGCCTCTTTTGGGCATATTCCTTGGTGCACTTATCTTTGGTCACATAGATAACAGTACGCTGGTCGATGCGTAGAGGATATAACCTTTTCTCAATCTCCCTGTGCTCTTCCACGAGGCGTTCGGCATCTGCGTTGACCGTTGTATCAACTTTCTTGTATCTGTCTGAAATAACTTGTTTATTACGTTTTCTGATATTGGAATTTACATTCATAGCTATATTTACTGTTTATTGGTTATTACTTTCTGAAAAACATATCCCCGGAAATTGATCGGGCTGTATCGTCACCTGTCAACCGGATATACCGGAAGAAGTTCTGTTCAGTCCGGTGTCCGGTAAGTTTCATGATTTCAAAGATTTTCATCCGGCCAGTGAGGTACATGTTGGTAGCTGCACTTCTGCGGGCTGTATGACTACTAATAAGTTCCCATTTCTCACGGGTGACAGTTTGCAACTTCCCGCCTTTGGTAAATGAGTAGGTAATCTTATCATTCAGCCCGATCTCCTTCATGATGACTTTTAGGTACTTGTTAAAATACTGGATGCACAGGCCGCAAGGTATGTTACCGTTATACTTCGCAAAGATTTCTTTTACATAATCATGCGCTGGTACCTTAACATCAACATTGGTTTTCTTTGTCCGTTTTACAATGTATCCGTTCTGGAGATTGTCTTTAGCCAACGTAGAATAGTCAGAATAACGAAGAGCAGTGAGGCAACCTATAACAAACAGGTCTCTGATACGTTCTTTTGCCTTTCTTTTGTCTTGATTGAGAAACTTGTAGTAATAGATACGAGTAATCTCATTCATGCTGAGGAATACGGCTGAGGTTTCTTCCAACCGCATATCAATCTCGTCATAAGTCGAGTCAACTGCATAATTATATTGTCCTGCTCTTCGTACCATAGATTGAATTTTTAGAATGTAACCTACTATTGTATTATGTCTTAAGTTCTGGTTCTCCAAGTAGATTATGAAGTCGTCCAAGAATTCAGCAGTCACTGAGTTCGTGAAGATGTCACAATCATATTCTTCTGAGAATCCGTCTATATGCTTAATTATTGCATCATAAACTGCTGCATAGTGTTCAGACTTGCGTCTGCTTCTCTTTTCAAGAACTTCATGCATGAAGTCGGTGAAGTATATTCCTTCTAAAGGCTTCTCCTGCCGGAAGTGATTAATGTAGTCCTTGCGTACCTGGACGGTCGGGACCGGGGAAAATACTTGAAATGTTGCGGCTGTATCATTTTAAGGGTTAATCACTGTTTTACAAAATCGGATTTTCCGATTTTACTTTAGATAAAGCCATCCCGTGTCATTCGGGTGTCGGCTGGCCAGTTCCGATAAGTGCATATCATGGCGCCGGGATGGCTTTGTTACTTATTTGGATTCTTCTAACAAATTCTTTCTTTATTTTTAAGTATTGAGGTTAATACTTCTTCCCGTGCATCTTTTCGCGTAGTTCATTATACTTCATCTTCTGCTCAACGTGCCACATGAGGTCAATACTAAGATATTTAGCAAGTCCGAAGATTTCAAGCAGAAGCATTTCTGGTACGATACAAGAACGCACAAAGACTTCATTATTTGAAGCAATAAACTTTATGATATGGAATATTGATTCTGTAAATGATTTATTACGATAGGTCACAGAATATTCTGATATTGTTTCCTCATCGAATGCGTCTTCGTTTAAGTCAATTCCTCGAAGTCCATATAAGTCAAGCAAACGAATAATAGCATCGGCAAGCTCGTCCCCCACTGTATCTTTGATATGGTACAGGAAAGATACTTCATTGAAATATTCAGGATTTCTAGTTCTTTCAATGCTTGCTTGAGAGAGCAACTTGTAACTTTCTATACATGCGCGTTTACCTTTTCGGTCTGCTTCCATAGCTTTCATTAACTCGCTAATGACAAGACAAATGAAATGTTCGTTACTCAATTCTACATCGTGAAAGCCATGCTCACAAGCGGTTTTATATACCCCATCACGAAGGGCGTTTAAATCTATTTTACTCATATCTGATTAGTTATTTTACATCAATTATATTCCTGTACATTCCGAGAAAAGGAACTTCTACTCCGCATACCATAATGTCATATATAGAGTCTTTTTTCATCGTTCCTGCAAATTCAGGATGAGCTATAAACCCATCAATATTAATACGGAATGTGCCTCTATCGGTATAGAGTAGATAATATACTTCTGTGCAAAAACCATCCTTATCTCCCGATGTCTTTTGGATCCTATCTACTTTTCCGACTTTCACTCTAATATTCTGTTTATTAGAAAAATTGATAAACCATATACATGCAATAAATGCCATAATGGATAGTACTATAGTTATTCTTTTCTTCATATCTTATTGGTTATTCATCTTTTTTCATTTTCTTAATCTCATCCAAAGAATCGGCAATCCACCATAAGAATCCACCGATCATAATCAATGCTATTAGTTCCATTTTATATTGTTATTAGTTAATCAAAACCGTAAAATTGACCATACTTATTGAATCCGGGAGCTTCTTTTATTGTAGGTCTTTTTTCTGCATGTTGTGCTTTCCCTCGCAAATCGGTAGAATGTTCGTTAGCTTCTACAACCGTTTTAACGCCTGTTTCTACTATTCTTCTGTTCTCACACTCTTTACAATGTGGACTATTGCAATTACATTTAATCTTGTTCATTTTTTTTATTGTTTTACGTTAATAGTCTTGTTCGTTAAGCATAGCCATCACCAATACCTTTATATTGCCGAAGTAAGATACATTTTTCCCATACTCGTGTTTTTTATAGAATATTTCTATCTCCTTATAACCTTTGAGTATGGCTACCATAAATAACCTGTAAATCTGAAATGGATGAAAATATAAGTCTCCAATTTTGATCTGAAAGATTGTATCTACGTCTTTCTCAAAGGATAACAGACGGATTCTTGCAAAAGGATGATTCTTTTCATCAGTTCCGGCTCCATCACACAGGGGACAATCATGTTGCGCATAATGAGTTTCTAGGTTATTATCTTTATATTCCCATTCTACATTTCCAGACCCATTACATTCTTTGCATTTTAACAGAAGCTTATCAACCTCTAACCTACATTTGGTTAGTTCCTTAGCTAAAGTTTCAACATTCACTTTTATGCTGCTAAGAGGCTCTGTCTCAAAATCAGAAAAGAGTTTAGCACTGTTAGGATATTGTTCGTTGGTGTTGTACTTCAATGTCAATTCATTTTCAGGAATACAGATTAATACATAACCATCGGAAGCGCTCACTATGCCATCCCTTAAATTCGGGAACATCATGTTAGGGCGGAGCTCGTCATTGCCTGTAAAAAGGTTTAATAGAAAATCATTTATTGCATTCATTTTTAAATTTGTTAGAAGTTATTCTAAATAGTTTCCAGTTAATCCCCTGAATAGCAAAGCAGAAGAGAAAGCCTTTCTTCCATTTTCAGAGACATAAGATATAACCCCAAAGACATCTGCTGTAGAGTATATTTTCCATACCAATAATTTTTCTATCATTTCCATCTTAGTTAATAATCTTTCATTGCTTCAAATACCGGTTTATTTCAACCTGAATGTAATCAGGCGCAATATGACATCGTTCAACTGCCGTTTGCTGTCCTTCTGTTTCTGGAAAGTTACGCTTCCTAATGATAACATCCACTTCCTCGCTACGTTCACGGAGGAACTTTCTAAATGCTTCACCGACAGTTATAGTATCGAAATACCCGTAGAACTTACCATACCTCCCTAGCTTGAAACGGGCAACAAATAGAAGAAATTCTGTCAACTTGATGTAGTGATACTGCCCGACAAACAGCCGTGAAAATTCATTCAGAGCGTCTAAGTCAGCACTTTCTTTCGTCGAAGAGGCAAAATCGATAGTCAATAGTTGAGTTTTTACCCACAACGAAGAAGAATCACATCCGTACATCCGTTCTAAATCAGCCACTGTTGGAGATTTCTCACTATAAGCCTTTTCCAAATCTGAAAGAATAATTGTTTGAAGTGAAGTGGAATAAGCAGATGAAAAGGCCTTAAAGGTCGGGTATCTCTGCTTGATGGTTGATAGCAGAATTTCCCTGCTCGATGGCTGCATATTCGTCAAGGAGCATTCTTGCCTTTGCTGCTTTATCAGCATTCCGATTGTTTTGTCCTTGGATTCCTGTTTTTCCATACTTGATGTTTAACCATTCTTGATAATCACGTTCAGTTCCCGTAAATACAACCCCGGTCCATCCGGATTCAATTGCCCTCTCAATTTGCCTGATGGCAAACTCTTCTTCAAAATTAGAAAGCTTATTAAGTGAAAGCTGCAACGCATAATTAAGCTTGTTTTTCCATTTTGGAGTATTTCGCAAAGTTTCCCAAGCAGACATGAAAGCTATCGAAGAGAAAGGATAAACTAAAGGCTTTACATCTCCCTCTTTTTTTCTGGACTTCTTGGGCTTTTCGGGTGGGGGGTTCTCGTGCGTACGCGCGAGACTCTCTTTGTTTATAGTTTTAATATCTATAATAGGTGGAATTTGCGTTTCATCAGTACCATTTACCGATGATATTACCGGAGTAGCACTTTTATCATCAGTATTTTCATCAGTATTTTCATCAGTACGTAGTACCGAAGATATTACCGTGTTATTTACCGATGATTGAACTCCTTTTATTTGGAAATCATCGGTATTTTCTCCAGTATTTTCATCAGTACCATTTACCGATGATATTACTGATGTTTTCATGTCATTACTTAATGTTGCCAAGAAAGAGTAATAACAGCCTACTCTCTTATCCCTACATGATTCGAAAGATATTAGACCTGCATCTGCAAGTGTTTTGCGTGATTTTCGCAGTGTTTTATCCCATATATTCAATGAAGTACATAAAACTGAGCTACGAGCCTCAAACACATCCTTCCATCCTTTTTCATTGCAAATAGATATTAACTCATAGTAGAGAGCCTGATCTATTGCCGTGAGATAAGTATCATTCCTGACTTTTCGAAGTTTGGATATTAGTTGATAGCTATTCATAAACGGAAATATCTATTGGCTGCACATTCATCAAAAGACTTCACACGCTCTATAAGCCGCTTTTGCCTCTGTCTGAAAGATAAATTATTGTCATACTGATTATGGCATTCCCGACATAATCCAACGATATTAAGAGGATTGATGTAATGTTCAGGATATTCCGACTTTGGAACTAAATGTGCTGCGTCCGACATTGGTTTACCACAGATAGCGCAATAAGGTGGCAATGCTTTCTTTATTCTTGCAACTTCTCTGTTGCGCTGGGCTTGTTTGGTGCTAATCTGTTTCATACGAATAGTGTTTAAATAATAGCTCCCGGATACCGAACCAACGGACACCGGGATAATTTACTTACCATGTTTCATTCGATGGCAATCCTCACATAAAGTCTCAAGACAATACAGGAACTCTAATTCATGCCCAACTATGGAATATCCTGCAATGTCATATACTTTGTGATGGACTTCCAAATTGTATGTCTTACCACACACTTGGCATCTATGCCCATCACGAATTCTAACCTTACGCTTCACCTCTTCCCAATAAGGATTATTCCTCAGGCTCTGCCGATACTTCGTCGGTCGCCCCTTCTTGTGATTCAGTCTGTTCATCTTCTTTCCTCCATGGGCTTTCTTCAATTGCTACTCTATGCCATTCATGGCGTTGGATAGGAACAACCTCGCCATTATCTTCATCCAAGAAGTCTTCGGTCCAGTGTTCTAACCAAACATCCTGACCGTCTTCTTCCCAGACTTCAACAATATTCTCATCCTTACCAAATTTGCGAAGGTTCTTTCTGGTATCCTTCACATCTATATCAGGTAATTCATAACCAAGTGTTTTAAATGCTTCCTGATTCATTTCACCTGAATTGAAAAGGTCATTGTATTCATGCTTTGGTATTTCCTGAACCAACGCCAGACGAAACGCATCATTCACCCATGAATAATACAGGTAATGCCCCATCACAGGAATACGGAAGGTATCAATCATCTTTAAAGGATAATCCTTAATGCCTTTCTTCGCCAAGTTCACAAGGTCTTTGAACTGGGTATGTAAGGCAGAAATCTTTGCCTCAAAGTCTTTCTTCTCAGCATTAAACTTGGCTTTTAAAGCTTCGAACTGTGCTTCAAGTTCCGGAATCTGTTCCTCGGCAATCTCGCCATAGTTCGCACGGATAGTTGAAATCTCATAATCATCCATAACCCTGTTAGCGATTACATCCTTTTCTTGGATGGTTACAAAATGCTCTGATAACTTCTTTTTAACGTCGTCCATACAAACGCAATCAGAGAAAATAACTTCGGGGAATTTTACTGTAGTAGGAAGCTTGAATTTAAGTTCCTCTGGTACATAGTCTTTTAAATCAATCATTGTTTCTTAGTATTTAATTTCTTAAGCATTTTCTTGCACCTTCTACATAAATCCTGATCGGGAGATGCTTTAGGCGCGTATTTCTTTATTTTATCAGAGCATTGCATAAGTAGGCGCTCTATTGTTTGAATATCTGTTTTGCATAATTCCATTATTCAAAATCATCTATAGCCACCGGATGAAGAAGTTTCTTACTCCAATCAGGAAGCTGCATGTCAATTATACCACGAGCACCCTCTTCCGCTTTAGCATCATAGCCGGGAAACCACTTCTTATCAAAGCAGTCTTTGACGATAGAAAGAGCATAGTGATATTTATACTTACCATTAGCCAGATCATCAGGAGACCAAAAAAGAACAGCCACATCATAGGGTTCGACTGTCTGCAACATAATCATTATGGTTACATTAAAGTTTCGTCCAGTAACGCCGCTCATTACTTCTTGGTACATACCTTCTGACAACTCATATTTGAGTTTGGCACAATCATAATAGAACTTGCCGAGATCATCGGCCCGTGTGGTTTTGAAGGAAATTACAGCATTAACGCCGATATTTTCTTCTACGTTAAAATAATCCGGTCGAACTCTCACATTAAGTCCGGTTTCTTCATCCTTTCCATAGAAAGAGACTTCTGAGTATGCACCTTTTAGAATATTAGGAATAATACCGCCACCATACCAATAATAGTTTCTTTTCAAGGCGGTTATAATCATATTCATTTCTTCACTGATGAAAGAATAGCCGAAATCAATAAGCTTTTGTTTCAGATCGTCCCGGTACTCTTTGAGTGCATTGAAATTCCATTTTTCAGAAGGAGATTCACTTTCAGCATCCCTTGCATAATTTTCCTCATTTGCAAGAAGTTCTTCATAGAACTTAATCATTTGAATCACACCATCTTTTGATGCCTGATTGCATGCTGGTTCTACCTTTACCAATTCAAACAAACGAGGTTCCAGAAAAGCCATGTGAGCAAATGTACCAAATTGAAAACAGGGCTTCGGTTTCTCTTCAAAGACTCTCTCCCAGTCATAATAAAACGAACGCGGAGTTTTAAGAGCACTCTTTAGATTTGAAGAAGAAATATGTCTGCTTTCAAGATATGTTTCCATTGGATCACGCTTGACTACTCCATTCACACTCAAAGATTTCAAGTCGATATTGACAGGTTTCTTATTGCAGTTTAGCGCTATGAAATCCAGAACCGTTTCTTTCGTTGGATAATCATCCGGATTATAGGCAGAAGGATTGAGTTCCTCCCCTTCTGCACAATTATTCAAATCAAAATCTATCATCCGACTACGGGTAAGTTTATGCGTAGAGGTTTTATAGACCAATTATCGGACTGGAAATTATTGGTTTTATTCTTTCTCTTACCCATATAAGTGATTTTAAGAGGAACACCACTTTTAAGTGAACCATTCTCAATATATTGTTCAAGAATACCAACCAATCTACGAGAACCATTAGTCACAGTCTGTACTACTCCATCCTCTGATCTCTCAAGAAAAATAGCACAATCCAAATCAATCAGATCACCAGTTCCATTAGCACTTAAAACCTTTTGAGGCTTGATTTCTACAAAAAACATTTTCTTAAACTCACCAGCATGTTCAGGGGTCCAATAATTGCCACAAAGGTCAACTGGTAACTCCTGAGCATCCTCTAGAGAAGGGAGGTCACTTGTACTCAAATCTGCTGCTTGAATCTCAAATGAAGATTCTTGCTCTTTTAAGGTTAATTCTTTACTCATAATCGTAATTTTTAAAGGGTTATTTACTTATAATTTCTTTCATTTCAGCTTTTGCAAGAGGGGATAATTCCTTCATATAATTACATTTAAAAGCGGCCGATTCAAGTTCTAAAATATCATATCTAACTCTAGAATGTAATTTACCGTCAGCGTCTTTATATCGCTTTACCAAGCCAGCTTTTACCCATTTAGAAACATCCCCTTTCCCATATTTTTTATGAGCTTTATTTTGAGAAATAAACTGAGGCTCTTTAAAAGAGTTAATCCGTTCTTCCCTTTGTCCTATTCCTCTTGCATAGTCTATTAGTTTATATAAAACCTCTTCCGGCATCGATACCATAATTCTCCTTGCTCTTTAAATCCTTTCAATTTTCATCTTTTGTCCTCTTCTCATATCGCTATGCTTGTGATAAAGCGATAAAAAACAAGACAAATTACTTTTTAGTATACTGAGGTTTATATTCTAAAAGCCTTTTTCAAGACATTGTGATAAAACCATATTGAATATATTATACCAACAAGATTCATTGTATAATTCCAGTCTCCTGTTATCGGGTTCACATCGTTAAAAGTTAACATACACGGCAGTGCCAATATATTAAGCAACATCACCTTTAGTATTGTCTTTTTCATTCTATCATGCAGCTAAAAAATTAAAGCCATTATTATTCCTATTCCCTGCTCGTATGTATCGCATAGCTGTTCGAGCTCTCGATGGTGTTCTCATCCTTCGTAAATCGGAACTATTGCAAGTAATCTGCATCATAATAAAAAGAACAGAGAACAAGAGTTCAAGCCCGTGTTTACGTATTTCCTTCAAGTCGAAATCACGTTTTAGCTTACCACAAATCATATATAAAAGCAATTCCGTATCTTTGGAGATACCCAGTTTCCGATATATCGTTCTTTTCTGGGTCTTGACAGTCCAAACCGATTTATTTAGATTGTCTGCTACCTCTTTGTCGGCAAGTCCCTTGCAGTACTCATTTGCAACAAGCATTTCCGCCGGAGACAAAACAATCATCACGCCTCTCTTTTAATTCTAAACGTTCCATTCACCATATCGTAATTCCCTTCCCTGCTCCAATTCGATTTACTCTTCCACATTCGTTTTCTCAGTCTTGGAATAATAGAACCGACAATAGATTCAGCCTTTTCAAGTGGAAATTCAACTACTTCACCTACTTTCATATTCAGCAAAGCCTCAGTCCATTTTTCTGTAATTCTCTTTACCATGATTGTTCTATTTTAAATTTATTCTTAATATATTTGAAATCATAACACTGTCATTATCACCAATTCATCACTGTATAATTCGACAAAATCATGTTTGCCAAATTGTACCATTATTTTATCACCGCTAACACTATATACCTTCCCGATTTTGTTTTCCCAACCGGGAGCTTTATATTTTACTAATGTTCCTTTTTTCATAATCGTATGATTTAAAAATTAACCGCCTGTACAAGGGTAAAGGAAAACGGTGCGCACTTCGTTTCTCTCATGGCTTTTAGTACAGTATTAGCACTAACCTTTTCTGCGGGATAGTTCCCGTGGGCGTTCCGATGATTGCCTTACTACTTACACTAAGGATAGGTAAGCCACGGGATATGTTGATAAGCGTGGTATGGTCGCTTACATACTATATGTATTTCCAGATAAATCCATAAGCAGTTTTTCTCAAACCTTTGCAACACTTTCTAATGGTGCTGCAATCATAATTGTTTTCATCGCAAGCATCAGCTATACAATTATATTCTGTGCGCGAGTTTAAATCAATAGATAACCTTATTATTGGACGATATTTTCTATTTTTTGTTTTATTCTTTTTCCTAGCTTCAATTGCTTTTATTTTAGTTATTTGATTATTTACATTTTCCTTCCGAGTTGCCCATTTTAAATTAGAAACTACATTGTTACTCTTATCAGTATCTATGTGGTCTACTTCTCTTTTGTTTAATGGGTTTCTTATAAAAGCGTTAGCAACCAACCTATGGATAGTTCTATAATATTTATGCCCATTTTTACTTAATAATATATATAAATATCCATTTCTGTTCCTTTGAGGTTTCAATACATTACCCTTATAAAAATTATATTTTGAACAATCAAAGGACTTCCTATCAATAGATTTAACTCTACCTAAGTTGGATACCATATATTCATTTTCAAAACCATCAATATTTTTCCAAATCTCTTCCATATATAATAATTTTATTGCGCTCATAGAGTAATTCGATTACTTGCATCGCGCATAACTATGAGCTTTTATAATGAATAGCGTACGGACGCCTAACCCCGTTTTCTTACTGATGAAGACGATTTTTCGGACTAAACATTTCCATAAAACACCATACAACCGTATAATGCCCACCGTAAAACGGTGTATTTTATATAATAAGACTACTTCAAGCCGTTTATCCAGTCTCCGCATTTCTGCTATGGATAATCCTTGTTTCGTATTTGTTTCTCAAGAAGTCAAAGAGCTTATCACATGTTCCCTGAAAGCGTTTTGCTCGCTTCTTACATAGGTCTACCTAACAGGAATTATCTCCAGCTACTATCGTAGCATTTCAATGAAGGATTCAAATCAATCAAAGCTTGTCTAAAATTGTTGGCATGCTTCGGATAGTCAGTATAAACCGGGCTTACCTGCGCCTTGTATTCATCCATTTTTAAGCCAGCATCAACCCAAGCATCTTTCAAAGCCTTAGCAAAAGAATACCACTTGAAAGCCTTGTTCTTCTTCATGTAAGCCCAAGCTCTTTGCATAATGGCACGTCTGTTATATTTGCCATCTACTACTAATCTGTAATCTCTTGCTTTCATAACTATCATTTACTTCTTTTTAGGTATTAATTTAATTTTGCCAACTCAACGCTTTTTTATTACTTTGCAAGCGTTGGTTGTTTGATGATGCAAATGTATAATCTTAATTATTCAAATCAAAGAAAAAGAATATCTTTAATTATTCTTTTAACATTGTTTTGTATAATCATAAGTATTCACTTTATTATAAATACGATATGAATAGAATAAAAGAAATATTGAAAGAAAAAGGAATAACCCAACAAGAGCTTGCTGATATGTTGGGAGTCACAAGGATTTCAGTAGTTAAAACTTTAGCTGGTAATCCATCACAAGAAACTCTTGAAAAAATTGCTAATGCTTTAAATGTTCCCATGTGGCAACTATTCGCATCTCCCCATGACATTCAGAAATCAGACGGTTCTCTCGTTTGCCCTAAATGTGGTACTCCTCTTGAACTCAAAATCAAAGAATGAATACTTTGCATCATCAATAAATCAAAGAACTACTCCTTTTTAGGTATATCAATTATTTGGTTATCTCACTCAAACTTCGCATCTTTGCTGTTGTTTGTTATTGGTTGTTGCAAAGATACTAACTGTTAGTATTAATACAAACTTTTACCCGTTAAAAGTTAGTTCTTTTGCAATTATTAACTAACTGTTAGTAATCACATTTATGGAAGCTTGGGAAAGAATAGAATTTATCATTGAAAGAGAAGGTCTGAATAAGAATTCATTCAGTAAGGCAATTGGTATATCTAATAATGTCACAATAACACGTATCATCAATGAACATCGAACGCCTTCTCGTTCTACATGTGAAAAGATAGTTAGTGCATTCCCATTATATAATTTAGAATGGTTACTTACTGGCAAAGGGCAAATGGAGAGTCAATTAAATTCTCCAGTTTTTCAATCCAACGCACGCCAAATAAATGATTTAAGCTACATGAGTATTCCAATTATACACGTCAAAGCCCATTGCGGGTATCTCAATGGGTATGGAGACGAAGACTATATAGACACCCTACCTACAATGCCAGTCATTGTCGACAAAACATATCATGGAAAATACCGCATATTTGAAGCAGAAGGCGATAGCATGGATGATGATAGTCGACTTGCCATTTGTGATGGTGACAAAGTGTTAGCTAGAGAAGTAAAGAGAGACCTTTGGCTTCCCCAATTACATATAAAAGATTGGTATTTTGTTATTGTACATAGAACCGAAGGTATCTCTATAAAGCAAATTACTAATCAAGATGAGATAGGGAATATTACCTGCCACTCTCTCAACGAAATGTTCAATGATTACACCATTAATCTTGATGACGTACTTGAAATATATAATGTTATTAAAGTCGTTGAACGTAGTATGAGGCTATAGTCGACAGCAAGCGTACTTGCAAGCAACATTCTATCATATTATAAACATAAATAAGAATCCCAGATTATGAAAAAGATTATTTTATTAATTTGCGCCATCACTGCAATTTGTTCATGTGGAGGATCGGGTAATCAAAACGAGAAAAAAGTAAGAGAAGTAGTTGAAGAAAAGCTAAAGACTGAAATGAACGATTGGTCTAGTTATGAGTTTGTTTCTCTAGAAGTATTAGACACAATAAAGTACATTGATAATATCAACTTTAGAAAGAAATATTTCAAAGAAAGTATTAAAAGAGAAAAAGACTCACCTATAAATTTCTCCAATTCAATAGAAAGAGATAGCCTTATTCTTATTGGAATAGATTCTATTCAAAATTTAATGGGTGATAAAGTTAATGAAGATGCTGCATATTTATATAAGTACAAGTTTAGAGGAAAGAATAAATTAGGTGCTGTTATTTTAGAAGAATATCTTATTTATATATCACCTAATTGGGAAATTATTCAGATGACAAATGACCGCAAGAATCTATATGAAAATCCGGGTGGATTTCCCGGATATGTTGAACTTGTTAAAAAGAACATGTAATACCAACAAATAGCCCGTTTTTTAGACGGGCTATTTTATTTGCCAAACACAAAATCTATGACCTTTCTATTTGCCTTATCGATAAGGCTCCAGTCCTTTTTAATATAGGTATCAGTTACATCATGCTTGGATTTATGATTGAGTGCCATAGAAACATCGTCTATAGAAATCGCGCAATCATTTCTGGCTATAGTAGCCCAAGAATGGCGGGCTGCATAAAAAGTTAAATCCGGAATACCCAAAGCTTCACCGATTTTTTTCAGATTTACATTTATCCTATGGACGAATTGTTTATGATCTGCGTATCTTATGAAGAAATTAAAAGCACGGTCATTCAATGAGTCTTTATACCGATCCAAATAAGCCTCCAATTCAGGCTCTACCTTGATAGATATAAAGGCTTTATCGCTTCGCCTGGTTCTGGTTTTTCGACGTTCATACTCTAACCGACCGTTAACAGGAGGCTTTAAATAGAACATGTCTACGGAGTTCATTCCAAGCATGAGAAACGACATAACAAAAACGTCCCTCGCTATCATTGTCCCGATCATGTTTTCAGGCACATCGTAATATCTAATCGCTTTTATTTGATCTGCCGAAAGAGAACGTTTTTTAGTTAAAGGGGATTTGGGAATTTTATATTTGGCAAAAGGGTTATTCCCGATCCTAATGATACCTAAATCCTCATCATTAAAATCAAATTTAGCCCTATTAAAAAGAGCTTGAATTTTTGACATATATAATCTTACCCCTGAATCGGAAATATTACCTATACCACATTTTGAGGGTAATCCTTTAAGATACTCCTCGTATTTCATCAATAGAGAAGATGTAATATCAGAAAAGCATAAATTTCTATTTCCAACAAATTCTTCAAACTTATGTACTGCTATTCGGTAATTTTCCCCAATCCTCCTACCTTCTTTCAATACTTTATCGGCATAGGCATATCCATAATCAAAGAAATTTATTCCATCCGTTTTACCTGACAGCTTTTCTTTCATTAATTCGCATAATCCTTTGGCGGAATACAATTCTATGGAATGTCCCAGTTTTGAAAGTTCGCTCCTTATTTTCAGAATGTCCAGCATAACCCGGTCGTAAATTGGGTTATTTCGTTCTTTTAGTTCGAAGGTTTTCTTATTTATAAGCTCAGCTCCTACATAATGAGAAGTAGCCAAGTATGCGGATTGCCGATCATGTGTAATTCTGATCTTCACATTCCAAGTATTATCCTCCCGCTTTTGATGTTTGAGGATAACGATTTTAACGGTTGCCAT